GGCGCGGGGACCGGAGCGGGCGCGAGGGCGAGCGCCCGGACGGAACCCGGGTTCCGTTTCGACCGAACGATCTCCAGGATGAGGTTCCTCGACCGCCCGTGCGCGCGAAAGCCGATCACCGAGTGCCGGTCCGGCTTCGCGCAGAGCTCGCAGCGGTCACACGTCATCCCCGCCGAGGTCTGCGCCGGGCAGACGACGATCGCCCGCCCCGCCGGCGTCCGGTTCCCCCGGTCCGGCGCGTCCGCCGGCAGGAGGCACACGACCGGGTGGGCGAACTCCTCCCGCCCGGGCGGCCGCGGACCGAGGAGCGCGTCGGCGTGCTCCGGCGAGTCCGCCGAGAGGTTGACGACGAACCCCCTCCCCCGCGCCCAGCGGTACGCGTCGAGCTGCTCGGGGCGCGAAACCTTGTGCGTATAGGTGAATCCGCGCCGCCCCGCGCTCGCGCGGACGAGGGCGACGAACTTCGCCATGTCGAGCTCCTCGCCGGCGCCGGCGAGGTCTCCCGCCTCGTTGTGCCTCCAGAGCTGGCCCCTCGGCAGGGCGCGGACCTGGAGGAGGAAGTCCTCGAACGCGAGGCCCTCCGCGGCGCCGGAGGAGAGGCGCCGCCAGTGCATCCCGAGGTAGGAGTAGTCGGCGTAGCAGCCGGCGTCGTAGAGCCCGCAGCTCGGGGGGCAGGTCCCGCACTCGGAGATCGAGACCGGGATCGGCCCCGTCTTCGCGTTCTGGCTGACGCGCGTGAAGAAGACCCGCCCGCGCGGCGCCGCGTCCTCGCGCCTCCGGATCCCCGCGAGCTTCTCCTCGACGCTCTTGCCGGCCCAGTTCCCGTAGCGCGCCCGGCACGCGGCGCAGGACCGGACCGGGAGCCCCCGCTTACCGATGAAGGCGTCCGGGTAGGGCTTCTCCTCGTAGCACTGGGCGCAGCGCCGGAGCTCGCCCTCGGGGAGCCGGAGGACGCTCACTTGAGGACCGAGGCGAGGTAGGCGTCGAGCGCCTTCTTCGCGTCGAGGAGCGCCTTCCGCGCTTCGACGGTCCTCAGGGAGACCCGGTCTAGCTCCCGCCGCTTCTCTCGCTCCTCCTCGACCGCGACGGCGTCGGCGTTCACCGCGTCCTCGAGGGCGGCGGTCAGCTTCTCGATCTCCCCTTCCGTCTTGCTCATGCCCCGCGGGATGCCGCGCTCTACGGCGCGCCTCCGTCGAAGAGGAGGACCCGCCCGTCGGGGCGGTAGCAGTCGCACGACCGGTATCCGCCGTCCGAGCAGTGGTAGACGCCGCCCGCCGCGGCGCACCCCGCCCGCGCCGCCGACCAGGCCCGCTGCTTGTACGCGACGAGTCCCGCCGCGAGAGCGAGGACGAGGGCCGCGGCGGCGAACCTCACGGCGGCGGCCCGGCGCCGATCCTCCGCAAACGAGCTCACGCCCGCCCCCGCGTCCGCTGGATGCGGACCTTCCGGAGGAAGGGGCCCTTGGCGAACGTGTGGATCCGGTCGAGGAAGATCTTCCCGTCGAGCGACTCGATCCCCTGCCACACCGCGCGGGCCCCGGACGCCCCGCACTCGACCTCCTCGCGCTTGCCGTCGAGGCGACGGAACTCGACGGTCAGCTTCCGCGGGAAGCTCAAACGCTCCGGGACGCAGGCGAAGGAGGCGCACGCCGAGAGCTCGAGGCTCTCGTCCGCGTGGCTCCGGATCCGGGGGTTGCAGAGGATCGAGTTGCCCCGCGGCGTCCGGAGGACGAGCATCCGCCAGGCCGGGTCGAAGTCGAGCTGCGTCGTCGCCAGGACGTCGACGTTCTCGAAGTAGCCGATCGCCTCGGCGAGGAGCTCGCCGAGCTCCCGGATCTGCGGCGTCCCGAACGCGTCCGCCGGGAGCTCGGTCGCCCGGCGGCGCAGGCGCATCTCGTCCTCGGGGAAGTAGAGGACCCTCACGGGCGCACCCAGACGGTCGGGCCGAAGGACTCCGTCTCCGGGGGCGCCTTGACGCAGCGGAAGCCCGCCGCGCCCGCGATCTCGAAGACCGCCCGCCGGAGCTCGAGCGAGTGGTACTCGACGAGGAGCGCCCGGCAGAACTCGAGCTGGAGGTACCCGGCGAGGATCTCCACCTCCGCCCCCTCGGCGTCGATCTTCAGGACGTCGCAGGGCGGGAGCTCGCTCGGGTCGACGCCGTTGACCCGCCGCGCGCACGTGTCGGTCGCCGGCGCGAGGTGGTAGGCGCCCCAGTCCTCGCAGCCGTTGATCCGCGGCGCCGGGTCGGTCGTTACCGCAGCACGGACGAGGACCGCGTCGATGCGCCCCGGCCGCCCGAGGAACGGCCGGAGGTTCTCCTCGTAGACGTCCGCCGCCTCCGCGTGAGGCTCGTAGCCGAAGACGCAGCCGCCCGGCCAGCGCTTCAGGGCCCAGGCGGAGAAGGCGCCCCAGCCCGCGCCGACGTCGATGACCGTGAGCGGCCCGATCGGCAGCTCCGGGTGGTCGTACTCGCCCTCGAAAACCTGCCGAGAGATCTGCTCGCAGACCTCCCGGGTCCTCGGGTGCGCCGTCGTCGGGATCTTGAACGGCCCGAGCGGGCCCTCGATCGTCACTTCCATCGCCCTCTCCTCCATCTCCGGGAGCGTCTCGCGCTCCGCCCTCTCTGCCACGTCTCTCCGAACGTACTCGACGCCACCCTCCCCCGGCTCCTCGTAACCGACGAACGCCTCGGAGCTCGGTGGCTCGAACTCGAGGCGGACGTAGAGCCGAGGGGGGAAATTCACCAGACCCTCCGGCGCGGGTAAAGCGCGACCGCCTTGACGAGAACGCCCGAGAACTCACTCTCCAACTCGCTCGCGGACGGAACCCGGGTTCCGTCCTTCCGGAGGTTCTCCCAGATCGCCCGATCGAGCGCCCGCGCCTTCTCCGTAAACGTGAAGCCGCGGGCCCACTCCATCGTCTTCGTCGCCTCCGGGACCGTCGTCCGGAACCGCCCCGTCCACTCGAGCGAAGCGACGACGTTGTCGACGAACTCCTCCGGCATCGTCGGGCGGAGCCGCGGCAGACGGAGGTCCCGCCTGTAGACGTCACCGAGCGCGTCCCGCTCGTAGTAGACGACCGAGACGCCGATCGCGAGGCACTCCATCATCGAGACCGAGAACGTCTCGCACGGCATCGGCGGGTCGAGCGGGAACGGGAAGACGCTCGCCTCGGAGAGCTCCCGGAGGACCTCCGCCCGCGAGAGGTTCCCGAGGAACCGGACGGCGCTCATCTCGGGTCGGATCGGGGCGATCGTCTTCAGAACCCGATCGGTGCGGAGTCCCTGCCGGCACGCCTTCCCCGCGTAGTGGGTGAGCCAGCCGGCGACGTCGCCGACGACGTGGAGCGTCGCCTCGGGGAACCGGCGGACGATCTCCGGCCACGCCTCGAGGAGCTCGTGAAGCCCCCGACTCGCGCTCGTGTGGTAGACGCAGCGGCCGCGGACCGGGCGGTAGTCCGGGAGGTCCGGCTGGATCGCGTTCGGCATCACGTACCAGGGCGCCTCCCCGTCGTAGACCGTCCGGAGCGCGTCGGCCGCGTACCGGCTCGGCGCGAGGTTCACGTCGGTCCACTCGAACGCGCCCGGGTGCGGGACCTGGAACGTGTGGTGCGAGGCGACCCGGAGGCAGCCGGAGACGCCGACGAGCGGACTCGTATCGTAGTACGCGACAAGGACGTCGCGATCGCCGTCCTTGTCGAACTCGGAGAGCGGACGGTAATCGGCCCCTCCGACGTCCGTCTTCCCCGTCCACTTGAACGTCGAGTACGCCCGGACCTCGTAGCCGAACTTCGGGAGCTCCCGCACCAGGCCCATGAAGCCCGCCCGGCAGCCGCCGCCAGAGTTCGAGTCGAAGGGCCTGTTGACGTCGATCGGCTCCGGGCCGGACGCGTACGGCGTCAGCACGAGGTCGATCCGCGCCTTCGCCTTCACCTCGGCGCGGACGCTCGGCGCCGGCGCCCGCTTCGCCGCGACCCCCTCGACGAGGTAGCCCTCGAGCCTCTTCGCGAGCACGCGCCAGTCGTGCCTCCGCGCGTGCTCCGCCCCGATGTCCGCCACCTTAAGCCGGAGCTCCTGACTCTGGAGAGCCCCGACGACGAGCGTCCGGAAACTATCCATCCGCTCCCCGACCGGGTGCCGGACGACCGCCGCCGCGTTCCCGTGGACCTCCTCGAGGCAGTCCGCCGAGGAGATGACCGGGAAGGCGCCGGCGGCGCACGCCTCGAGCGTCGCGACCGAGAACGTCTCGGTGAACGCGAGCGGCGCGCACGGGTAGGCGAAGACCTCCGCCTCGCAGAGCTCCTTGACGAGCTGTCGGTGCGAGACCCCGCCGACGCGCGTGACGCCGTGCCCCTCGAGCCGCCGGAGCGCGTGCCGGATGTAGAGCGCCCGGCGCGTGCACTCGTGGTCGACCGGACCCCCGAACCGCTTCGAGGGGTCGCAGTGGTAGGCGAGCCACGTCTCGAGGCTCTGGTAGTAGATCCGAAGCTCCGCGTTCGGGACCGCCGCCCGGATCTCCGGCCAGACCTGGAGGAGGAGGTGAAGGCCCCGGTCCGGCGAGGACGTGTACGCGACCCGCCCGGGGACCTTCTGCTTCAGTGCGCCGCGGAACTGCTCCGGGTAGCACCCGTTCGGCAGCACCCGGAACTTCGCCCGGGCCGCCTCCGGGAGCGGCCCCGCGACGTGCGCCTTCGCCGTCTCGCTCGGGACGAGGTAGAGGTCGACGAACGCGTCGAAGCCCGCCGTCTCGTACTCGAAGGAGTCGATCCCGAAGGAGGCGACCTGGCGGTTGACGACCCGGAGCGCGCCCGCCGGCGCCTCCCGAAGCGCGTTCGGGTTCGACGTCGCGATGACGGCGTCCCACGCTACGCCCTTGCTCCCGATGTCCCAGGCGGAGAAGTCGAGGACCTGAACCCCGTCGTACGACGCACCCTCCTCGCCGACCGCGTGGCAGTAGAGCGTCACCTCGTGGCCGAGCGCCGCGAGCTCCTTCGCGTAGTAGAGGCAGACGAGGTCCGTCCCGGTCAGCCCCGCCTTCCCGCCCTCGAGGTCATCGAAGTCGAGCGGCGCCCGGTGCTGCCCGAAGGCGACGGGCGCGTAGAGAAAAGCGATCTTGAGCTTGTTCACGTTCCGACCTCCCGGTGCTCCCGGTACTCCGGGAGGCGTCCCATACCCGCGTCGATCATCAGGTCCTCGAAGAGCGCGTCCCACTGCTCGGCGACGCCGTCCCAGCGGAACGCGCGGAGCGCCTCCTCGCGCGTCTCCTCGCGCGTGTGGCCGCGGAACTGCCCCGGCACCGGGTCGTCGAAGTAGAGCGCCCCGACCGCCGCCTCGACGAACTTCTCCTGGTACTCCGCGGAGACCCAGTCCCCCTCGACGAGGCGGCCGTAGTCCCCGACCGTCTCCGGGAGCGCCCCGACCGGCGAGGTGACGATCCGGAGGCCCGCGGCGCGCGCCTCCATCGCGCTCATGCAACTCGTCTCCGGGTACCAAGTCGGGTAGAGCCACGCGCCGGCGGAGCACATCGCGGCGGCGAGCTTCTTCCGCGGGACGCGCCCGTGGTACCTCACGCCGAAGGAGCCCATACGGGCCATCGACCGCTGGATCACCTCGACGAGGAACCGGTGCTGCTGGTCCTTCGACTCCCCCGCCTGGAGCTTCCAGCCCTCGAAGGAGTAGTAGACGTCGAGCGTCGCCTCCGGGACCCGCGAACGGATCGCCGGCCACATCTCGAGCAGCGCGCCGAGGCCGCGGTCCGGCGAGGAGCAGTAGATCGCCTTGTGCCGGTCGCGCGGAGGGTAAACCGCGTTCGGCGAGTAGAGCGCCGGGTCGACGCCGTTGCGCGTGACGAAGACCTGGCTCTCCGGGATCCCGTGCTCGCGGACGAGGTTCCCCTTGTGCCACTCCGAGAGCGCGAGGAACCGGTCGGCGAGGAGCGAGTACTCGTAGGTCATCCCGATCGCGGTCGTGTCGTGGCACCACATCAGGCGCGCCTTCGCCTCCCCCTGGGCGAGCAGGGGGGCGAGGCGCCAGGCGACGAGGACGTCGACCTTCGGCCGGAGGTCCGGCGTCCAGGTGACGTAGTCGACGTCGCCGGCGAACGTCCCCTCCTCCCCGGGCGCGCCGTAGACGGTCACGCGGTGACCCATCTTCCCGAGACGGCGCGCGAGCTCGACGACCGCCGTCTCGCTCCCGCCGTGCCCGTACCGCTCGACGAGGTCGGGGTTCCAGGGCTCGCGGGCGGGCCCGCACATGAACGCCACCGAGAACGCCTTCGAGGGGAATCGGAACTGACCGCTCAGCGTCGCGACGCCGATAGGCGTCGGGGCACCTTTCCACAACGGACGGAACCCGGGTTCCGTCTTCGGCGGTTCCATCGGGAGACCGGCGATCGCCCGGACCTGCATCTCCCGCCGCGCATCCGGCGTCAGGGCCGAGGCCATCTTCCCCAGGTACGCGTCGTCGTGGTGGGGCGCCGGGACGGGCGCGCTAAGGATCCCCTCACCCGCCCGGAACGTCGTCGCCTTCCCGGACGGAACCGATCGGGAGACGCGGACGCTCACCTTCGCCTCGCCCGCCATGAACTTCGGGTCCGCCCCGGCCCCCGGGAGCACCCTCGACGCCTTCGCCGGCGCACAGAGCTTCGCCGTCGTGTAGCGCTTCAGGGCGAAGCGGAGCTGGGGGTGGTCCGGCACCGCCTCGAGCGCCCGCTCGGTCGCGCGGATGGCCGTGTCCCACTCCCCCTCGACCTCGGCGGCGGTCCGGATCAGGTCGTGGATGAAGAACGCGCGGTCCGCCGGATTGCGCCCGATCGGCGTCCGGGTCTCCGGCGCCGCGAGCGCGTTGAAGCCGTGCGCGATCACGTCGAACATCGCATCCGGCTCGCCGAGGAGGGTCCCGCGGAGCATCGCGAACCGCGCCCGCGCGTACTCGACCTCGAACGCCCCCGGCGCGTACCTCTCCGCCCGGTCGACCCAGTCGCGCGCCCGGTCGAGCCCCGCGCGCCCGACGTCCGCCGAGAACGCGCAGTCCGCGGCGCGCAGGCACGCGAGGGCCTGCTCCTCCGGCCAATTCGAGAACCCTACGTGCTCGGCGAAGTGCCCCTCCGCCTCCCGGTACCGGTGGGCGCGGTGGAGCTCGAAGCCGAGGTTGATGTGCGTCCAGGCGTCGAGGTGCCCGGCCGCGTACCACTTCTCGAGGATGGCGAGCGAGCGGCTCCGGGCCCCCGTCTCCGTCCGCTTGTGGACCCAGCGGACGTCCTTCATCCAGTAGTCGAGGCCCGGGTCGTAGCCGCCGGCTTGCTTCGTCAGCCCCTCGTGCGTCGGGTGCTCCCAGACCCAGGAGCCGTCGTTCGGGACGAGCCGCTCGCGCCACTGCTGCCGGGTGACCAGGCCCGTCGTCGGGTCGAACTCGTAGTCGTACGGCGCGATGAGGCGCGCCGCCGCCGCGCGGCGGTCCCCGAGCTTCGCGTTCGCCTCGCGGATCTCCCGCGCGATGTGCTCCGCCCCGACGACGACGTCGTCCGTATCCATCCACATGATGTACGGCTGGGTCGCGAGCTCAAAAGAGATGTTCCGCGTGTACGCGAAGTCGTCCCTCCACGAAGAGACCGTCCACGTATCCGCGACCTTCACCGTCCGCGCCTTCGCCTCGGACGGCGCATCGTCGTCGACGACGATGCAGACCTGCTCGACGTACGGGCGGACCGAGGCGACCGCCTGCTCGAGCAGCGGATCGTCTCGGAAGATCATGCAGAGGGAAACCGGGGCCTTCGTCGTCATCGATCCTCGCTCTCTTTTCGAATCGCGTACCACGTCGCGAGCCACTCGGGGGCGACGTAGCCGCTCCGAGCGAAGTAATTGAAGAACTCGAGCGCCGCCTTCGCGGGGTCCTCCGGGATCGCCTCCTCCGCGAGGCGCCACGCCTCGCTCTGGATCTCTTGGATCTCCTCCCGGGTGAGGAGCGCCTCGCTCGCCTTCCGGTGCGTGAGCTGAGCGCTCAGGCAGGCGAGGAAGTAGTCGCGCCGGGTCAAAGCATCCTCCACGTTTCACCCAGACGGATCCGCCTGATCGTATTCTTATGGAGCCCGTACGCTCTTGCGATCGCGGCGTTCGTCTCGCCATCGTCGATCCGGCGTCGGATGTCGAAGACTTTATCGACGGTCAGCTTTGCCTGGCCGCTCCTCTCCCCCCTCGCAAGTCTCTCGGGACGGAGTCTCGCAGGGTGAACGTCTCCTCTTAGGAGCCGTTCTGGCTTAGTCCGACTCCCGTTACGATCTCCCCTCGCTAGGCGCTCAGGCTTCGTTCTTGACCCGTGCCTGTCGCCTCTCGCATTCCGCCCCTTCCGGATCATATCCGCGACATTCTCCCGAGGAGTCCCGATGAACAGGTGGTCTCTACGAACGCACCTCCTGTTGTCGCATCGGTGAAGGACCCAATGTCCCACCGGAACCGAGCCCCCGACCGCTACCCACGCGAACACGTGGGCCCCGATTCCCCGACCTCCTAGCCAGAAATTACCGTACCCGCTCCGCGTCCCTCCGGTCCAAACCCAGCAAGGTCCGAGCTCCGGGCAGTGTGCAGGCGTAGGCCCGTTCTTATCGACCCTCATCCAGAACCGACTCGCGGGCGAGACCGAGGCCCTCTTCTCGAGAGAGACCTTTACGCCGGCCGCGATGACCGCGGCTCGCTTCTCCGGCGACATCTCACGGAAGCCCACGGAGATCCTCCGCCGTCGTCCAGTCGTTAGCGAGGCGGTTCTGGGCATCCTGTATCGCCATTCGCCCCGTGCATACTTCTCGATGAAGCCAGTTTTCGATCACGTCTTTTCTACGAGCGCTCTGTATCGGCTGCGGCCACAAGTTCGCGAGCGAGTTAGCTCCACCGACTTCTAAACTGACGAGGTGGTCGACCTCGTAGCGCCACACCTCGGCGGCGGGGACGCCGTAGGCCCGGAGGACGGCCGCGCGCACCGACGCGGGGACGCGCCTCCGGGCCCGGGTCGGCCGGCCGCAGACCTCCGCCCGCGTGAGGGCCGGGTCGACCTCCCCGGTCGTGCACTGCGGGTCGGGGAGGAGGCCCCGGGCGACGCAGCGCGGGGGAGGCGCGGAGAGGAGGGCGAAGACGACGAGGGCGAGCGGGAACATGGTCTTGCGCCCGGAGATGCCGCGCCCTACTCGGCGTTCGGCACGGTCGGGTACGCGGGCCGGAACGCCTCCGGGAGCGTCACCGCGTCGTGGACCGGGTCGTCCTCCATCATCGCGTTGATCGCCCGACGCAGGCGCTCGTCGACCCCACGATGGCCGCGCCGCCGCGCGTCCTCGCGTTCCCGGACGAGGAGCGGGACAACGACGTGGAGGAGCCGGCGCTCCGGGCTATCCTCGACGCCCTCCTCGCTCGCCCGGAGCGCCAGGGCGATCCACTCCTCGCGGAACTTCCGCCGCCGGCGGCGAAGCCGCGCGTCCCTCACCGCGTAGCCCGCCGCGAACACGACCACGAACCAGAGAATCGTTTGGTACATCCTGCCTGTGAGACCTCCGGCGGGAGACGCACCCCCGCCGGAGGTCCCGGATGCCGCGCTAGCGCCGGTTCCCGAGGAGGACGATCGCGACGCCGCAGACCATGGCGACGACCACGCAGAGCCGCGCCGCGAGCTCGACGCTCACGGCCGCCACCGGAGGCTCGCCTCGCCCTGGGCGTCCATCGCCTCGACGGCGGCGCGCATGCGCGTCAGCGCCCCCGCGAGCTTGACGTTCACCCGCCGGACGACCGAGGCGATCTCCCCGGGCGCGAGCTCCGGGCGGGAGAGGGGGATCCGGAGCCGCGCCGCCACGGCGTCGTTCGCCGCGCGGTGCCAGGCCGCGACCAGCCGGAGGGGGGAGCCCGGCGGCGGAGGGGGGACGGTCACGGCCGGCCCCGGCGGGGCGGCGGGACGGTAGCCCGTTCCTCGCCCGCGGCGGTACCTAGGAGCGACGCCCAGGCCGGGGACGGGCTCTCCGCCGTCCGGACGCGGAGGACGCTCTGGGGGGCCTCCGGGGCCGGCGGGAGGATGGTGTAGACCCTCATCGGCCGGGGGTCTCGAGGTAGACGGGGCTCTCGTCCGCGGTCATGCCGGCGAGCTCCCACCAGTCGAGGCGGTTCTCGAGACCGATCTCCTCCCAGCCCGGGGGCGCGATCGCGAACTCCGGGGCGATCCGCGCCCGCTGCTTCTCGAAGAGCCGCTTCGCCTTCGCCCACTGCGCCGCGAGGAGGACGTCCTCGGTCGAGAACTCCCGCGTCACGAACCGACCGCGGGGGACGTTCACGACGCCGCCTTCCAGGTCCAGGAGAGGCGGTCCGCGCCGAACGTCGTCCCGCCGATGTAGATCCGCGCCGCGTTCCCGGCCGCGGCGATCCGCGCAGCCTTCTCGAGGACCTCCGTCTCCGGAACCGTATACGAGACCTTCCGCGCCTTCTTACCGAAACCCGCGGACCGCAGATACGTCACGTGAACGAACGCCATCTCCCTAACCTCCACCCGGGCGCGCAGCCCGGACAAGAGAGACTCTAGCACTTTGGACAATGATGTCCAAAAGAATCGTCAGCGGGCGCGGCGGGGCGGGGGCGGGAGCTCGTCGCCGTAGTGCGTCCACGCCGGGTCCGGCGTCCCGTCCGGGAGGAGCCGCCGGCGCCGCGCGTGCATCTCCGCGTAGGGGCCGAAGCAGAGGTCCTCGACGAGGTCATAGAACGCGTCCGGCTTCCCGGAGTGCTCGCCCACCGGCGCGTCGAACGTGTCGAACGTGCTCCGGACCGAGAGCGACCGGAGGACCGGGCGGCCGCGCCGGAAGACGAGGCAGGTCTCGTGCTCGTTCCGCGCCGTCCGCCCCATCCCGAAGTGCCGGTTCCCGTTCTTCGTCCGCTTCACCCAGACGAGCTCCGCGCCCGTGTACTCGAAGCCCCAGGCCCGGCCGACCGCGAACGCCTCCTCCGCCATCGCGCCGACGCGCCAGAGGAAGAGGTGGCAGTCCTCGTGGAGGCGCGGGAGCTTCTCGGCGCAGATCGCCTCGATGCTCGCCGCCGTGGTCTTGTAGATCTTCCGGACGCCCCGGCGCGGCCCCGGGAGCTGGTCCCGGAACGGCCAGGCCGGGTCGCAAACAAGCACGCGCGGTAGGTCCCTCACTTCGCACCTCTCAGCTTCCAGGTCGAGTGCTCGCGCCACCCGTCGTGCTCGAGGACGCCGGCGCGCCGGAGCTCGAGGAGGCGCCCGTCGAGCCGCGAGCGGGGGATCCCGAGCGCCGCGCGGATCGCCGCGCTCCCGGAGGAGCCGGCGCCGCGGAGGTACTCGACGATCCGCGCCTTCTCCGCCTCGATCCCCGCCCGGCGCCCGGCCCGGGTGTAGGACGGAACCCGGGTTCCGTCCGCGGGGCGGACCCTCGGCATCCGCGCCGTCTCCCGCGCGTCGACGAGCGCCTGAGCCTCCCGGAGCGGGACGCCCTCGAGGTAGAGCCCCGCGACCTCCTCGGCCCAGGCGTCGGCCTCCGCGTCGAACTCCTCGCCGAGGAAGTCGCTCGCCCGCCCCTCGCTCTTCCGCGAGTCCTCCCCGCCGCCGTTCTCCCCCTCCGCCTCCGCGAAGGAGGGGGCCTCGTTCATCCGCTCGCGGAGGTAGTCGACGAACGCCTCCCGCTCGCCGGGCGTCAGCTTCCGGAGGAGCCGCTCGAGGGCGCGGACCTCGAGCTGTCGGACCCGCTCGCGGCTCATGTTCATCAGGCCGGCGATCTCCTCGAGCGCCGCGCCGCCCCGGTCCGCGACGTCGAGCGCGCACGACTCGGGCATGTCCTCGACCTCGCGCGACGGGAAGTTCCAGACGATCGTGTCGCCGCGCACCCCCGCGACGTCGAGGTAGAGGTGGTAGCGACACGAGACCATGGGGCACGGCCGGCTCGTCCCCCGACAGTCCTCGCGGCCGGCGGGGAGCGCGTGGTCCGTCCCGTCCCGGAGGACGGGGAGACGCCGGCGACTCCGCCAGACCCCGGAGTCGTCCCCCCGGACCCTCTCGCGCCGCGGGGCGCCCGCGCGGGTCCTCCTCGCGGCGCTCACTCCGACCGGCTCACGGTCGGGACGCAGTACCCCTCGCCCCCGAAGTCGTCCGCCCGGCCGCTCGGGAGGACGAGCTTCACGGCCGCGCCGCGCGGGTCGCTGTTGAACTTCACGGTTACGGGCTTGTCGCGCAGCGTGAAACGAACCCGTCGCTGGAGCCAGATGACCCGGGCCTGGTGCTCCCGCATGTCGACGATCGGCTCGTTGCACTCCCGGAGGTAGAGCGCGTAGAGCTCCGTCGAGAGGTCAATGAGCCGGCGCGCCAGAACGCCCACCTTCTCCGGGCTCTTCTCGATCTCCGCTAGGACGGCCCCGAACTCTGCCACCTCGCTCACCTTGATCGGCATCGTGCTGACCTAGTTGCCGCGCTAGTCACGAATGGCGACCCACCCGGCGAAGTTCATCCAGCGCCAGAAGCAGTCGACGGCGCGGAACCCCGCCTGCCGGAGGATGTCCTCGTTCCAGCGAGCGGTCACCGGGACGAGGACCCCCTCGAGCGCGCGCCGCTTGCGCTCGATCTCCTCGCTGCCGTACCCGTTCGCACCCTTCAGCTCGTGGTAGCGCCCGACCATGAGGGAGTCGACGTCCGCCGACTCCCCGAGCACCTTCTCGACGAGCACGAACACGCCACCCGGCGCGAGGCGCTGGTAGACGTCCCTCACGATCCCCTGGCGATAGTTGATCGGCACGAACTGGAGCGTGAGCACCGAGAGCACCGCGGCGCACCCTGAAGACCACGCCCGGTCCGCCGGCTCGCGGAGATCCCAGTCGCGGACGAGGACGTTCTGGCGACCCTCGAAGCGACGCCGGAGAACGTCGAGCATCGGTGGCGATCGCTCGATCGCCCAGAACTGCCGCACCGCCGACGACCTCTCGACGAGGGCCGCGATCGCGTCCCCGCGCGAGCTCCCGAGGTCGACGACGTCGCCGGGCAGCACGTCGAGGAACCCCATCGTGATGTCCTCGACGGACCGGCGCATGACGCCGTACTGCGGGATCGACCGCTCGAGCATATCCGGGAAGACGTCGACGACCCCGGCGTCGAACTCCCACTTCTCACCGGACGGGACGTGCTTGACGCTTGATTCACTCATGGCTTCCAACCTCCGAACCTGTCCTGGTGAGCACGCGCGTAGAGGGCGCGGGGATCGGCGATCTGCGACTCGATCGCGCGCTTGAGGCCCATCCCGTCCTGGAACGCGACCTTCGGTCGGCGCAAGACGCTCTCCGGCAGGAGCCCGCGCATCGCGTCCCGGAGGACCGCCTTCGTCACGCTCCCGCGCTGCACGAGCGGGCGCTCAAACGAGAGCACCCGCTCGACGAGCGCCGGGTTCAAGAACGGCAGGCGGCACTCGACCGAGCTCCGCATGAAGACCTTGTTCGCCCGCGGGAAGTTCTTGCGCGACTGACCGAGGAAGGACTCCTTCCGGAAGCCGTGCCAGCCGCGCGTCTGGATCCCGTGGTAGGCGAACCCGTACGACCCGAAGAGCTCGTCGGCACCCTCCCCGGAGAACGTCACCTTGAAGCCGTCCGCGCTCATGCGCTCCGCGAGCTTCATGCACGCCCAGGCGATCTCCACCTGCGACTTGAACGGCATCTCGATCGCGTCGACGACGCGCGCGAGGTCCTCCGCGCTCGGGCACTCGACCGGGACCTCGACCAGCCGGACGCCGAGCATCTCCGCCGTCTCGCGCGCGCCCCGCAGGTCCCGGGACTTCGCGTCGAAGACTGCCGTATACGCGACGAGATCCGGCACGTGCGGCCGGAGCAGCGCGGCGATCGCCCCGGAGTCGACCCCGCCCGAGAGCAGCGCGCACACCGGGACGTCGGCGATCCTCCGCTCCTCGACGCTCGCGCGGAGGAGCCCCAGGAGCTCCTCCGCGGCCTCCTCCGGCTCCGCCGCCTTCGGCAGCGCGGGGACGTCGACCCAGCGCCTCGAGCGCACGCGACGACCGTCCGACTCGACGATCTCCCCCGGCCCGACGTCCACGATCCGCGTCGGGTCCGCGCCGAGGGCGAGGAGGGCCCGCGCCTCGCTCGCGAAGTAGAGCGGCGCCTGCGCCGCGTAGTGGAGCGGGACCTCGCCGAAGCGGTCGCGCGCCAGCCGGACCCACTCCCCGTCGCCGCTCGTCCAGGCGATCGCGAACATCCCGTTGAACTTCGGGAGCGCAGCGTCACCCCAGCGCGCGAGGGCGGCCGCGACGACCTCCGTGTCCCCCGGAGTCCGGAACTCCTCACCGAGCGCCGTGAGCTCAGCGCGGAGCTCCCGGTAATTCCAGAGCTCCCCGTTGTACGCGAGCGTGAGCTGCCCCCGCTTGAACGGCTGCGCGGAGCGATCGTCGAGGTCGATGATCGCGAGACGGGCGTGACCGAGCACCACCGCGCCGTCGGTGACGACCGCCTGCGCGTCCGGGCCTCGGTGCCGGATCGTCTGGAGGGCGCGCTCCACGGCGGACGCGGCGCCGCCGACGGTCCCGACGATCCCGCACATCAGCGCGGGACCTTGAAGATCTTGTCTCGGATCGCCGCCGCGACCGCGCGCATCATCACCGGTGGGACCGCACGGCCGCACCGCTCCCACTGCTGCGCGTACGTCCCCGCCAGGATGAAGTCGTCCGGGAAGGAGCAGATCCGCCGGAGCTCGGCGATCGTGAACTTCCGGATCTCCGTCGGGTGCTCGGCCGACGCCTCTTCCTCGACCTTGTAGTGGCACGAGTTGAGGGAATCGACGCCGACCGTGATCGCCGGGCACGGACGGTCCGTGATCGTCACGTCTTGCGCGAATGCCCCAGACGTATCGTGCGCGTCGCGCACGATACGCGCCTCCACCGTCGAGGGCGGACTCCGACCGTTCCCCGAACTCGGCCCCGCACCGATCGTCTGCGACGGGTTCGTGCTCGAATGCCAGGCGCTCGTCCCGTACGGCGAGTTCGCCATCTGCCGGGTCACGTGCGGCAGCGCGTCGCGGATCGAGTACCTGTACGGGAGCGGCTCCGGGTGCACCGGGTCGAGCCCGAGGTCCGTGCGCACGCCGACGAAGATGACGCGCTGCCGGCACTGCGGCACCCCGAGCCACTGCGCGTCGAGCAGGCGCGCCTTGACGCGGTACCCGCACGCCTCGAGCGCCGCGTGAATCTCCTTGAAGTACCCCTTCGCGACCCCGCGCACGAGACCCGCGACGTTCTCCGCGACGAAGACCTTCGGCTGGAGACCCTTCAGGATCCGCGCGTACTCGAAGAAGAGGTCGTCGGTCCGCTGCTGCGTGTCCGAGTACGTCTTCTCCTTGCCCCAGTGCTTCTCCCGCTTGCCGGCCGTCGAGAAGCTCGCGCACGGCGGGGAACCGTCGAGCACGTCGAGCTCTCCCACCTCGAGACCCGTCGCCGCGAGGATGTCCTCCGCCGTCACCGTGCGAATGTCACGCCCGTCGAGGATGGTCGACGGGAAGTTCGCGGCGTACGTCTCGCGCGCCATCTCGACGAACTCGCTCGCCCAGACGACCTTCATCCCGGCCATCGCGTAGCCGAGGCTCGAGCCGCCCCCTCCAGAGAAGAGGCTAACGACCTTGAGACCCGTCGGCGGGAGCGCTCGGATCTCCTCCATCGACGGGACTCGATACGGCGGCTTCTCCCGCGGCACGACACCCGGCGACGAGGCCACCGTAGAGGTCTCGGACAGCGCCGGCTTCGACGCGCTCGACGATGACGCGCTCTCGCTCAGGGTCGTAGACCGCGACCCCGAGCGCCGCTTTGCGGTGCGCGATGGCGATCGACTTCCGGAGCCGGATGCGGAGGAGGGAGACGATCGCCGCGTCGATCGCGTCGAGGTCACGGCGGGCTTCTTCGACTTGGGCATCGAGGATCAGAACTGGAAGTGGCATCGGGGGCACTCCCGCGCGAGGTGCATCCCGCCCGGCTCGAGGTTCTTGAACTCCGGCGGGGCGCTCGGGGGCTCGATGCGCGCCAGGAGCAAGTCGAGGTCCTTGTCCTCGTAGTTCGTCGCGAGGAGGTCCCCGTCGTCGCGGAGCGCCTTGAGCAGCGACGCGAGCTGCACGTCGTCGTAACTCGCGAGGTCGCTCGTCCGGTTGTCGAGCGCCAAGATCTTCCGGGCCTGGCGCTCGGTGAGCGAGTGGAGCTCGACGGGGATCTTCTTCATCCCGAGCTCCTTCGCCGCCTTCCAGCGGTGGGAGCCGACGAGGATCTGATTCGTCTCCTGCCAGACGAACACCCGCCCGTAGAACCCGACCTCCTCGATGCTCCGCTTGATCGCCGGGACGTTCCCGCGCCGGGCGTTCTCCGGGTGGGGGGCGATTGCGTCGATCGCGACGACCTTCTTCACCCCCTCGAGGATCTGCGGGATAGGCGCCTTCGTCTTCTTCTCAGCTCTCGCCATGTGATTACGCTTCAGTCTGCTGCGCGGATACCCCCGTCGTCAACGTCCGAGGTAGAGGGCCGTCGCCCCGACCTCGCTCAGGCCGAAGCAGGCGATCGCCACCGCGTCGCACTCGTCGCTGTTGAACCGCGCCCCCGCGGCCCCGAACGCGAGCTGGACGGCGAGCTTCCGATCCGTCCCCCGGGGGATGACCCCGAGGAGCTGCTTCCGGACCATCGCCTCGGCGACCGGGTAGAGCGTGACGCCGTGCCGGCGCCGGAGCTCGAGGCGGATCGCCATCCCGAGCTCCGGGAGCTGGTGGGCGCCCGCCCCTCCGGCGTTGAAGCCGTAGTTCTCGACGAACCCGGCGACGCGACCGCCGCCCGGCTCGACCCGGAGCTGGTCGAGGAAGTCCCCGACGGCGCCGGCGATCGACTCGATCCGCGCACACCGCGCATCCTCGTACTCGAGGACCGAGAGCGCCTTCCGGTCCGGCGGCTTCGTCGGGTAGGACATCGTCCGGACCGAGGACCAGTCCCCGAGGAGCCAGTGGGGAGGGAGGAGCGCCGCCGCCGTGCGCGTCAGCGACGCGTCGACGCCGAGCACCCAGGGGAACCTCTCGCGGCGGCTCACGGCTCGTACTTCGGGAGCTTCGGCGCGCCCGGGTCATAGGGCCCGCCCTTCGTCTCGAAGAAGAGCGTCGGCGCCTCGTCGTTCCGCGCGTAGCGGATGTAGGAGAGGAGCTCCCTCATCAGGTCGGAGCCGAGGACGGCCTGGAGCGCGATCCGCTCGATGGGGGAGACCGCCCGCTCGAGCGTCACGACGACGTGCTGCCGGCCCGGCTTCCCGCTCGGTGAGGGCCTCACCACGTAGGTGAGCGGGACGTGCTCCCGGAGCTTCGCGACGCGCTCGAGGAAGAACTCCCACGCCTCCGCGGAATCGATGTCGAGAAAGAGCTCGCGGGCGCGGGGCTTCACGACGACGCGGCCCTTCTTCTCGGCGTCGCTCTCCGCCTTCTCGAGGCGGTCGTAGCCACTCGTCGCTAGGTCGCTCGCCATGGCGCCCGCCTACGCCGCGCCCGGGGCGGTCTCGGCCCGGAGCTGGAAGCGCCAGCCCTCGGCCGTCAGCGTGTCCTCGAGCGCCTTCCGGAGGCGGAGGGCCTCGCGGATCGTCGCCGGCTGCGTCAGCGGCGCCCAGTAGAACTTCCCCGCCTCGTCGGCGTCGGCGCTCTCCCTCACGAGTTCGACGTCGACGACCCAGCGCTTCTTCGGCGGCTCCTGCTTCCTCTTCGACATGTTCGACCGGATGCCGCGCTACGCGGGCGACCCGCCGTCGTCTTCCCAGCGCTGCTTCTCCAGATCCCGGAGCGCGATCTCCTCGAGGAACCCGCGGATCGTCCACGCGGTGCGCGGGAGGCGGTCCGCCGCCATCTCCAGCGTCTCCCCCTCCTCGCCCCGCATCACGACGCCGGCGACCTTCGCCCATCGATTCTTCACGCGATGACCCTCACCGTCGAGCACCCGTCCTCCGAGACGATCTCGATCCTCCCGGGGAGGACCTCGAGCGTCTCCCGGTGGTGCGAGACGACGAGCGCCTGGGCGAACCCCGCCATCCGGAGGACCGCCGGCAGGTGCGACGCGAAGGCGACCCGGTTCGACGCATCCATCTTCGCGGTCGCCTCGTCGATCGTCGTCGTCGCCCAGGCGCTCGCGCGGTCCTCGCGGAGCCAGCGGCTCGCCCCGAGCGAGACCGCGACCCCGCCGAAGTCGTCCGCCGCCCCGCTCCGCCGGCTCGGCGTGATGTCGAGCTTCTCGGCGAACTTCTGCCCGCGCTCCGCCCCGCACCGCGCGCAGGCGCGGACCTTCCTCGAGGACGGGAACGCGGCGCCGCAGCCCCCGCAGGCGTCGGCGAGCCCACTCCCCTCCCGGGCCCAGGTGATCCGGACGCGGAGCGGGAGATGCTCGAGCTCGAACTCGTCGAGCATCTCGTTCGCGTACCCCTCGATCGTCCGGAGGATCCCCTCGGCGATCTCCCGGCGCGCCCGCTCGAAGACGACCGCCGCCGCCGCCGGGACGACGAGCGCCTCCTCGAGCCGGGCGATCTCCGCCCGCGCCGCCTCCGCGTTCCGGAGCGCGTCGGCCGCCAGCCGCCGCCTCGCGTTCGCGTCGGCGAGCCGTCGCGCCGCGTTCGCGTGCTCCGTCTGCGCCAGGGAGAGCTCAAGGTCCGCGTTCGCCGGCGCCGCCGCGGAGAGCTCCTCCCAGCGATCGCGCCGCGGCTTCAGCTCCTTCGCCGCCGCCCGGAGCTCGGAGAGGCGCCGCCGGTCCGCCGCCGGCGCCTGGAGCTCGGCGTCGATCTGCCGGACCCGGAAGGTCGCCGCCGCGAGGGCGTCCGCGGCCCGTCGCAGGCGCCCCCGCGCGTTTTCCCCCCTGGCCCGGTTCCGGACCACCGACTCGGTCACGAAGCCCGCCGCGGGGCAGCCAGCGCCCGCCACGGGGCAGACGCCGTCGAAGCTCGCCCCCTCGACCCGAGCGACGGCCCCGGCGTCTGCCCGCGCGAGCGCCTCCTCCTCCGCGAGTGCGGGACGCTTAGCGACGAGCGCATCCCGCTCCTCGAGAAGCACCTTCTCCTTCGCTTCACCGTCCTTCAGGCGCGCGGCGAGCGCCTTCCCGCTCTCGACGACGGCGTCATAGCGCGCCGCGTCCCGCGCGAGCCCCTGGTGCTCTGCCACCTGCCCCGCCCGGGCGCGGGCCGCCTCGACCTTCTTCTGCGCCGCCTCCGCCTCCCGGGCGTAAGTCGCGATCACCGCGTCAAGCCCGGAAAGGAGCTCGGCGAAGTCCCCGGGGCCTAGGAGCTGCCGCGCCGCGTGCTCCGCGCCGGCGAGGTTCCCCCGCCAGCTCCCCTTCGCCCGCTCGATCTCCCCGCAGGCCGAGACCGACGCCGCCTGCGCCTCCTCGAGCGCCTCGAGGCCGAACCAGGCCGCGAACTTCTCGAGCCGCGGCGCCGGGTCCATCGTCAGGAGGTCGCTCATCTCGTCCTGCCGGAACGACCACGTCGCGGCGTCGTCGCGCGAGAGGCCGAGCAGCGCGTCGATCTTCTCCTGCGCCGCCCCCTGCGTCGCCCCGCGCTCCGGGTCGCCGGCGGGGAAGAAGAAGAGCTTCTCGGAGTCGGCGGCGGAGAGCCGGCGCTCGACCCGGTCGCCGGTCGAGAAGACGACCTCGACGTAGCCGCCCGACTCGCCGTGGGAGATCCAGTCCTTCTTCAGGCGGCAGTCGCGGGGGAGGCGGCCCGTCAGCGCGTAGTCGATCGCCTCGCAGAGCGCGCTCTTACCGAGCGCGTTGCTCCGCTTCTCGTTGCGCGCGTGCCGCGCATAGATCCCGTAGAGCTTCGGCTCGAGGTCGAGCGTCTGGACGCCCCGGAGGCACTTGAAGTTCGAGATCCTCAGCCGCGCGATCGTCAGCTCCGTCGACATCTGCCCCTCACCACCGTGTAAGCCAGCGCCGCCGCCCCGAGCAGGACGAGCGCGCCGGCGACGAACGGAAGCGCCGCGGCCTCCGCGAGGAGGACCCTCACGAGACGCCTACCCTCTCCATCACCAGCTCGACGAACGCGACGAGCTTCTCCCGGTCCGGGACGTTCGCGGCGCGCGCCAGGGCGACGACGACGTCGCGGTGCCGCGCGTGCGGCCTCTTCTCCCGCAGCGGGAGGGCGACGAGCGCCTTCCTCCCCCGGTCGACCCGGACCGCGAGCGCGCCCGTCCCGGCGGCGACCTCCGCGACCCGGCGGACCTCCTCCTCCGGTACGCCCTCGGGCGGGGCGACCCAGACGATCGCGCCGTCGACGTCGAAGGGCGTCCGATCCCAGGCGTGGTGGCCGGGGCCGATCGTGACGAGCGGGACGGCCCCGACGACGGGCCGGGACTCGAGACGGAACCCGGGTTCCGTCCGCGGGGCGGGGAGGTCGCCGTCGAGGAGGTCGCTCTCGATCGGGGGGCCGAGCGTCTCGGAGAGGACCTCGATCCGGGGCGCCGGCTTCTTCGGCTTACGGGCCATCGAGGAGCTCCACCAGGCGGTCGCGGTACTTCTTCGCCTCCGCATCCTGGCTCACGGCGAGCTTCTCCAGGGTCTCGACGGTGATCGCCGCGACCCGGCTCCCCGGGAAGGAGAGCCGGAGGAGCCCCGCGATCATCCGGTACGTGTCCCGGCTCCCCTCGCGTAAGCCGAGATCGTAGGAGATCGCCCCGAGCGCCTTCTCCCGCTCCGTCATCTCGGCCGGCATCAGAGGACCCCCGCTCTCTGGAGCGTCGAGCGCGCGAGCTCGTAGGCCCCGGGCACGTTCCACGACCGCGAGAGACCGCTCGGGTGGGGGAGGAAGACGAAGGTCCGGGGCCCGGAGTCGTCGACCACGTTCTCCGCGAACGTGAACCCGAACGCGCTCTGGACCTTCGCGCCGAGGAGGACGAAGGCGCCGACCTTGCGCTCGGCGAGGAGCTCGAGGGCCCGGGCACGCGCCTCCCGGATCCGCCACGGGCCGGCGCAGAGGTTCGCCCGGTCGAAGCGGGAGATGTAATCCCGGATCCCCAGACCCATCACGAGCCGGCAGAGGCGACCGCCGGCGGAGTTCTCCGGAGCCGGGTAGAGCGCGTAGCGCGGATCGCTCCCGTACGGGTTCGACTCGCCGACGAGGAGGGGCTTCATCGATCAGATCTCCGCGATGAGGAACCGGGGCTCGTTCTTCGCCTCGCCGCGCGTCAGGCGGGCGAGGGCGCCGGGGACGACGACACCCCCGGGTGTCATCTGCGGCGTATGGAAGTGGCCGCAAAACTTCGCCCACCCCGGCGGAACGACGTCGAGCGGGAACGGGACGGCGCGGCCGCGGGGCATCTCGAGCGTCTCCTCGCCCTCCAGCGCCCCGGGGATGTACGTCGCGTGCGCGAGGACGACGCCGGTCCGCCGAATATTCATCGGCTGGTCTCCCCACTTCGCGACCTCCCTCAAGAGGCACTCCCGCATGTCGTAGCCCCCGGAGACCGGCGGGTACGGTAGGGCGAGGACCTGGACGTCGTCGAAGAGGAAGCTCCCCCCAGACTCGAAGAGCGTGACGAGGTTCCACGGGTCGCGTGCGAGAGCGCGGAGGGGCGAGAGTGTCGTCCGCCCCCGCCCGTTCTGGTCGACGTCGTGATTCCCCGCGAGGAGGACGCTCCGCTTCCTCTCACGCGTGACCCGGAGCACGAGCTCGAGGAGGAGCTCGACGCCACGGGCGACCTCCGGGCCGTCTTCCGGGTCGCAGAGGTCACCGAGGAACGCCCAGACGTCGGCACGCGAGTCGAGGAGCGCGTCGACCGTCTGGTGAGCGGCGCGGGAGATCTCGTCGAACCGGTCGACGCCGAGCGTCCGGCGGTCCGTGTGCAGGTCCGAGCAGAGGACGAGCTTCACGACTCCTCCTCGACGAACTGGCAGCTCCCGCAGGTGTTCCCGTTCCAGTCGCGGATCTTCATCGCCGGGAACGGGCCAGCGTCGATCTCCGCGTTCGTGAGCCGCGCGACGGCGAGCGCGACCTCCCGGAGCGCGGACGCGACGTGGCGCGGCTCGGTCATCCCGTCGTTCCCCAGCTCGATCGTCAGGACGAACTTCACGGCTTCACCTCGCGCTCGACGCCCGAGTGAAGCGGGCAACCCTTATCCCGGCATCCTCCGGACCCGGGGAGGACCTTCTGAGCCTCCCGGCTCGCCTCCGCGGCGCTCTCGTCGGAGACATTCGAGAGCTCGTGGTACCCGGCGACCGAGTAGCCGATCATCTGGTAGAAGTCCTCCCAGTCCGCCTGGGAGAACGCATCCGGCGGGACGAGCCCGTCGATCCCCGCGAGCTGATTCAGACCGAACCCCCGCTTCTGGGCCTCGTCGAAGAGGCGACTCACGATCACGTTCTTCTCGAACCGGATCGTCCCCCGCGGGTCGACGACTATCTTCCGCATGGCGGGGGAGATGCCGCGCCGGCTCTAGCGGCTCTTCCCGCCGTCGATGACGAAGAGCCCCCCGCCCTTCCTCGACGGCTTCTTCCCGCCGGCGGGCGGGCCGAGGAGCGGGCGCCGGCGGTCGTAGGCGACGACCTCCCCGCGGTGCCCCTTCGTCCCGCAGCACAGGCCGTCGCGCCCCTCGAACCGCGCCGAGTCTACGGCCGCCTTCTCGCTCGCGAGAACCTTGAACGCGCCGCAGTCGAAGAGGACGAGGTAGAGGCTCGGCCACGGCCGGAGCCTCTTCATCGTGGCCATCACGTCCCTCCAACGACATCGGCGCGGACCTCGTGGCCGAACTTCTTCCGGCACGCCGCCTCGATCGCGTCGAGGACCTCCGGCTTCGCCTTCTCGAGGAACTTGTTCTTGCCCTGCCAGCGGTGCCCGCCGAAGGAGAGCCAGGAGCCGCGGAGAGCGATCACCTCGAGCTGGAGGCCGAGCATCATCAGGTCCCGCGCCCGGTCGAAGCCGGGGGGCGTCAGCCGGCCGTTCGAGGTCGAAAACCACGACGTCTCGACCTCGCGCTCCCGGGCGCTCACCTTCGTCTTGTGGATCTCGACGACGTGGAGCTCCCCGACGACGGGGCTCTTGTAGCCCTCGGTCCCCTCGCTCTCATGGATCATCTTCGCGTGCGCGATCCGGATATCGAGGCTCGCGTCGTAGTAGAGCGACGCGCCGCCGGTCGTCACCCAGTCGCGGCCGTACTTCCGGTCGTCGGCGGTCGCGTTCTTGTCCTTCGCCTCCCGGGCGATGAACGCGATCGCGCAGCCCGTACGGCTCATCAGGGGGACGAGTCGGTCGAGCCACGCCTTGTTCATCGCCGCGCGGATCATCCCCGCGGCGCCGGAGAAGCCGTCGATCGACCCCTTCTCGTGCTCCGCGGCGTGCTTCTTCATCCGCTCGAGGATGTTCTGCGGCGTCAGCTTCCCGATCGAGTCGACGCCGAAGAGGCACGTCGTCTCCGGCGGGATGTCCCCCTTCTTCCGCGCCTCGGCGACGCCCTCGGCAATCCGCTCGACGTCGTCGACCGCCTGCTCGTAGCTCTCCGGCCGCGAGGCGATGAGACGCGGGTCGTCGACGTACGACCCGAGGAGCTCCTCGAGCCATGGCGCCGGCGTCGTGTGCTCCGCGTCGATCGGCGCGTAGATGTGCCCCCGGCGGAGGAAGGAGAGCCCGAGCCCGTGGAGGAACGTCGTCTTGCCGAACCCGCTCTCGCCGTGGATCATGGCGATGCGGTCGATCGGCCAGCCGCCGACGCGGAGCTTCCAGTCGACGTGGGGGAAGATCGTCGGCACCGCCCGGACGCGGCGGAGGACCTCGCGCGCCGGGCGGAAGCTCTTACTCTTCGCCGCGATCTCCGCGAACGCCTTCGCGTTCGGCCGGCTCACGCTCTCCGGCGCGAACTCCGCCGCCGTCTCCTCCTTCGACCGCCTTGCCATGCGAACCTTCCTCGGTTACGAATTCGCTATTCGATATCCCTACTTCAGAACGGGATGTCGTCCGAGGGGTCGCCCGGGAAGCCGTCGCCGTTGAACGGGTCAGGGTCCGGAGCGACGGCGGGCGCGGGAGCCGCCGCCGGGGCACCGAACGCGCCCGGGGGCGGGACGAACGGCGCGGGAGCCGGAGCCGCCGGGGGCGCGAAGGGCGCGGCCGGGGGCGAGAACCCGGGCGGGGGAGCCGCGGGAGCGGGCGCGGCGCCGAGGGAGCTCCGCTTCGGGCGCGCCGGCGGCGGGGGGACCGGCGCCTGCTCGACGACGTAGACCATCCCGCAGTGCGGGCACTTCGTGTCCGTCGCGAGAAGGACCTTCCCGCACTGATCGCAATCGAACTCCTGGACCGGCGCCGCCGGCGGGGGAGCGACGAAGACGGGGTTCACCGGCGCCGCGGCCTGCGTGACGGGCGGGTAGACGCCGGAGTACTCCGAGATCGGAGCGACGGCGGAGGGCGCAAACGCCGCAGGGACCTGGGCGAACGCCGGATTCGGCGGCGGGGGCGCCATGTGCTGCTGCTCGATCCGCGAGTGCTCATCGTACATCGCTCGCCGCTCCGCCGGCGTGCGCGCCGCCTCGGCCTGCGCCTTCGTCTCCGCGTCCGCCTTCTCGCGCGCCTCGAGCTCGAGCGCCTTCGCGAAGTAGGAGTCGAGCGGGAGCTTGACGAGCATGTGCTCCTCGAGCCGGGCGCGGAGCTGCTTCAGGTTGAAGCGCTCGGCGAGCTTCGACGCGTCCGGCGGCGTCGAGCGGAGGAGCTCGTAGACCTGCTGCGTCAGCGGGATCTGCCGCATCGGCATCGCGTCGTAGTACTTCGTCATGTCCCGCTCGCCGGCGACCTTGTTGAACTCGAGCCGGATGACGTACGGGTGCCGCTGCGGGTCCCCCTTCACGCCCTCGGGGTCGGAAGGGCAGCGCGCCTCCTTGATCGCCTTCGCGATCGCGTCCTGGACCTTGCCCGCGAGGCCCTTACCACCGAACATCACCTGGACGCCCGCCTGGACGTCGTCGTTGTCGACGACCGTGAAGACGAACTCTGGCTTGACCCGCGCGTCCTGCGAGAACGCCGCGTTGTCCCCCTTCTGGTAGACCGGCCCGAGCCACTTCGACGCCGGGAAGAACGGGTCCTGCCCCGCGAGCTGCGCGGCGCGGACGTTCGGGTCCCCGCTCTCGGCGCCGGAGAGGTCGACGAGCTTGCAGTGGAGCGGGAGCTTCTCCGGCTTCCACTGGAACATGCCGGTGAACCCGCCCGCGTGGTAGATCTTCGTCTTCCGCGGGTCGGTCCCCTCGAACTTGAAGATGGGCAGGCGCCAGTCGATCTTCTTCTGGACGATGAGCTCGATCAGGTGCTCCTGCATGATGCACATCGGGCAGACGCACGGCGGGACCTCGCGCCGGTACGTCACCTTGTCGCGGAAATTCGCCGACTCCTGGACCTCCTCGCTCTCGTAGCACCCGAGCTGGTCGCCGTAGACGTCGCGCGTCTTCGCGCCCGTCTCCCGGTCCTCGTTCACGTGGATGCGCGTGAACTGGTGCCGGGCCAGGCCGAGGATCGGGGCGCTCGGGTGGAGCCACACGTGCGCGAAGCCGCGCTCCTTCCACTTCTTGTCGAGGTACTTGTTCCGCCCGCCCCCCGTCCCCTGGGTCATGAACTGGGCGAGGGTCATCCCCGGTGCTCTGGTCGTCATTCGCTCTTATCCTTTCGTCCGCCGTCCTAGTTGCCGCGCGTTGAGGCTCGCGGCCTCTCCGATGAGGTAATCGAGCGGCGAGAGCCGCCCCTCCCTCTTCCGGAGCGTCGCCGCCCCGTACGCGGCCGCCATCTTCTCGAACTCTATCACCTGCCGGTCGAGCTCCCGGAGAAGCCCGTCGACCCGGACCGGGTTCACCCTCGCGCCCCGGAGAGACCTCGAGAACGCGCGGCGCGAGACGACCCCGCGGGCGTGCGCCTTGTCGTAGTAGAGGCGGGCCGCGGTCTCGTACGCGCCGTCGAGGAACTGCCGGTCCGCCTCCTGCCCGAGGAGCGTCCGCGCAATGTGCTCGCCGTGCCACGCCTTCGAGATCGTTACCATCTACTTCCTCATCGTCTCGAGGAGCGTCCGGAGACTCGCCGCCTTCGAGCTCCACTTCGAGACGAGGTCCTCGATAGTCGACTCGACGCCCTTCAGCTTGTGGCGCGTCATCTCCTGGGCGTGCCACTCGTCGGGGTAGAGCTCGCCCATCCGCGTCGTCACGTCGGCGTCGGTGATCATCTTCTTCCGGTCACCCGCCTTCTTCTCCACCTCGAGCTCCGCGGACGCCCGCTCGCGCATCACGGCGCGGGTCCGGTCGGCGTCGCGCTCCCAGGCCGCTCTCTCAAGCTTCGCGCCGAGGAGGAGGAGGTGAGCCCGGCGCCCGCGCTTCTCCGCCTTGTCGAGGTGCTCGCGGATTGTCGCGTAGTCCCCGCGCTGCTCGCCCACCTCGAGGTTCTCCTCGAGGTCCCGGTAGTCGCGGAACGCGTCGACCGCGTAGACCGTCTCGACGATCCGCTGGTAGTCCGGGGAGATCTTCCCGCCGGTCGCCGAGGCCCAGAGCGGGGGGTGGCTCGCGGCCACTCGCGGCTCCATGTCGACGAACGACTCCTCCGACGGCTTCTTCACGCCGCGGAGCGGGACCTCGGCGGGGGGCGTCCACGGGTTCTCGGGCGCGGGGATCTCCGCGAGCGCGCCGGCGATAGCCGTCTCCTGGACTCCCGGCCCGGCGCCGATCTGCCGGCGGCGCTCGACGTCCCGGATCGCCGCGCCGACGAGCCGCGACTTATCCGGGCAGAGCCCCCCGCAGACCTGGCACCCCTCCTCGTCGGCGCCGTTGACGAGCGAGCAGTTGTTGATGTCGCCCGACGGCGTCCGCTCGTACCCGAGGCGGGCCTTCGTCGCCGGGAGGGGCTCGCTCCCTGGAGCGATGACCGTCCCATGCTCCGCCGTCATGACGACCTGCGGAAGCACAACGCTATTCAGGTACGGGAGGAGGAAGTCCGGCGTCGGCTTCGGCGGGTCGGTGTAGTCCTCGAGCCACGCCCGGGCCTGGAGCCGCTGGACGAGCGGCCACTTCGAGACGTCGGAGATCCCGACGCGGAACCCGGCACTCGCGAGCGCGAAGGCGAGGTCCTTGAACGGCATCTCCCCCGCCTCGGTCGGCCCGTCGTACGGGTTCATCGTCTTACGCGTCAGCTCCGCGACGCGGGCCTTCCTCGCCGCCTCCTCCCTCGCCCGATCCTCCGCCGTCTCGGGCGGCGGGATCTCGAACGCGAACGGGTCGAGCGGCGCGGGGTCGGCGAGGAGGCCGACGGGCGTCATGGGCGCGGCCGCCGGCGCGGGATCGGTCGGAGGCGTCGGTTTCGTGAGCGACGCCGCCAGCTCGGCGCCGAGTTCGTTCTTGGGTCGTCTTGCCATGGTCCCTCCGGAGATGCCGCGCCCCCCGCGACGCGAAAAGGCCCGCCTCCCGGGGTGAGCGGGAGGCGGGCCGAGTCGGCGGTCACGCGGTCTTCAGGGCGTCGCGGGCGACGGCGCGGGAGCCGGAGGAGCCGGGTTCGCGGCGGGGTCCGCCGGCGTGTTCGCCACGACGGCCGCCGAGAGCGCGGTCGTCTCCGTATCGAGGGCGCTCGAGAGCGCCGTGAGCTGCGCCGGGTCGCCCGAGGCGATCGCCGCGTCGAGCTTCGCCTTCAGGCCGACGATGAGGAGCCGCGCCGACTCCTGCGCCGTGATCGAGGCCGCAACCTTCGCCTTGAGTTCGTCGAGTTCGGACATGATTGGTTTTCCCTGTTCGTAGATCTCGTCCAGGCGCAGCAAGATGCGCTCGAGGATCGAGAGTACCTGCTTCACCAGGATTCGCATGGCCGAGTCTATGCCGCGGGCGTGGAGCCGGCGATCGCGTTCGCGACGGCGCGACGGAGCTCCGGCGAGTCCGCGACCGCGACGTCGGTCTGGTGCGCCGCGACGACCTCGCCGCCGGGGCCGAGGATCCGGAGCTCGACCCGGCGCGGCCCGGGGTGGGCGAGGAGGACCGCCTTGACCGCCGGGAGCCTCGCCCGGAGGCTCCCGAGGACCTCGACGAGGAAGGGGCCGTCCGCCGGCGCGGGCGCGGCCTGGGCGACGGGAGGGGCCGCGAAGAGGTCCCCCTGACCCTCCGGCGCCGGGCGCGCCTTGCCGGACGGAACCCGGGTTCCGTCCGGCGCGAGCTCGAACGCGTTCGGCTTCCGCCGCCGGTCCGCCTTCGGCCGGACCCGGAGGAACCGGGCCCAGTCCCGGAGCCGGAGCTCCTCGACGCCCAGCCCCGGCTCCGCGGGGAACGCGGCCTCGAGGACGCGCTGGGTCGCCGGGTAGATCCGCTTCTCCCAGAGGTAGTAGCGGTCGCACTCCCCGGCGTAGTCGACGGCGGGGATCACCCTCATCGGCGAGACGTGCCCGTCGACGACGACGTACGGGACCTTGACGCCCTCGACCATCTGCTCGCCCCGCCCCCGGAGGATCTTCGCGACCTGGACGTGCGCCGAGTCGGCGGGCTCCTTGCCGTCCGGCCGCTGCTTCTTCGCCTTGTCGTACTCGCGGAGGCTCTTCGTCAGGCTCTGGGCGTTCGAGACGTCGTCGACCGGGAGCGGGTCCTCGAGGACGTGGCACCTCATCGCCTCGATGAGCGGGACGAACGCGGCTGGGTCCTCGGAGCGCTCGAGCATCAGGAGGTCGATCACCTGCTTCTGGAGCCGGCGGGCGATCCGGTTCGTGTCGCCCCGCCGGTACTCGAGGCCGCGGATCTCCGGCTTGCCGCGCGCCGGCGGGATCGCGTCCCAGACCTTCCCGCAGTCCCGGCAGGTCATCGTCCGGACGTCGACGCGCCCGGGGCCGACCTTCCCGTCGCGCTCCGCGTCGCAGGAGCACGTCGCCGTCCCCTTGTAGAACGCGTAGACCGCGGCGTAGTTCTTCTTCGAGACGAGGACGAGCCGCTCGAAGCACTTCTCGTAGGCGAGCTCGATGAAGTTCTGCGCGCAGCCGACGCCCCGGACCGCCTCCGGGTAGAGGTCGACGTTGCACGACCGGACGAACTCCTCGAGCCCCGCGAACGTGAGCTCCGGCGCCCCGGCGCGCTTCTCGAAGAACGCCGAGTCGGTATCCGAGTAGATGGCGAACATCCCCCGACCCTCCGACGCGTGGAGCGTCTTCTGGATCAGCCAGACGCCCGTCGTCGAGACGCTCTCGGCGACCCGGACGTCCGAGAACCGGGAGTGCGGGCTCCCGGCAATCCCGTAGAAGATGTTGACGACGACCTTGTACGCCGCCGAGAGCCGCCCGGCGGCGACCCACTCCGGGCTCCCCGGCGGGAGCGACGCCTGGAGCTTGGTGAAGTGCTTGCGGCGACCCTTCATCTCGGCGACGGCGCCGGAGAGGAGGCCGACAACGTCCTGCCGGAACCCGACCCCCGTCGCCGGCGCCCGGGCGCGCCCCGGGGGGACCGGACCGTTCACCGGCACCATCGGGTCGAGCGTCTCGGGGCTCATGTTCCACGTCTGGATGATCGACGGGTACATGCCGGAGAAGTCGACGACGTGGACGTTCTTCCGGATCCCCCGGACCTGGGGCTCGAGCACCCAGGCGCCGGCGAACTTCTTCCGGTCCGCGTCCGGGAAGGACCACGGCCGGTTCGGGAAGCGGATCCCGCGCTCGACGCCGACGCGCAGGAGCCAGCCGTCGACGAACGTGCTCGGCGTCGCCGAGTCGGTGTCCGAGAAGACGCGGCAGACCTCGCAGACGCTCGCGTTCAGCGCGAGGTAGCCGGTCGCCGCCTCGAGCTTCGGCAGGAGGAGCGCGTCCTTGTCGCAGTACGCCGCCATGCGCTCGCGCTCCGCGCCGCCCGCCTCCCACGCCTCCCAGGTCTTCCGGGCGTCGAAGTCGTCCTTCCCTTCGCCGAGGACCTCCTGCGCGACGAACCCGAGCGAACGGGAGGTCTTCTCGTCGCCGCTCTCCGCCGCCGGCTTGTTCATCCGGTCGTAGACCTCGGCGAAGTCGATCCAGAGCCAGCGCCGCGGGTCCCGGATCCGCGCCCCGACCCGCTGCGCGCGGAGCGTGACGACCGGGAAGTCGAAGAGGTCCCCGAACCACGCCGCGACCTGGTCGAACCACTCGAGGGCCTCGAACAGGAGCTCGAGGAGCCGGCGCTCCGCCTCGTCCGTGTCCGCCGAGAGGACGCCGCGCGCGACCGTCATCGGCGCCGCCGCGAAGCGCGGGTTCGGCCCGGCGGAGAGCCGGCAGCCCCCGTCGACCGCGAGCGACCAGCAGAGGACGCGGGCCTTGCCCTGCCGCGCGACCGCCGGCTGCACGCGGCTGTCGGTCTCGATGTCGAGGTAGACCCGCCGCGGCGTCCCGACGAGCGCGCCCGTCTCGGAGAAGAAGCGCCGGATCGGATCGATGTCCGCCTCGAAGGTCTCGATCCCGAGCGAGTGAAAGAACCCGTCCCGCGCGTGCGCCTTCCGCCGCCACTCGTCCGAGGTCCAGCAAATCCGGTAAAACTCCCCCTCCTCGCGCACGCCGGCGACGAACTCGCTCGCCTTCAGCTCCCGGAGGAGCTCCGCGGGGACGTCCCGCCGGCGGACGAAGGAGCTCCACTCCGCCGGGACGCGCCGCGCCATGCGCTGGTCCCGCGCGTCCCGGTAGAGGAGGAAGAGGTCCCTCCCCTCGACGATACCGTTGAGGAACCGCGGCTGCTCCGCGGCGGACGGAACCCGGGTTCCGTTCACGGAGCTACTTCACCGGCTCGACGCGCCGGACCTCGACGACCCCCTCGATGACGCCCTCCGCGTTCTTCCGGAGCGTCAGGAGGACCTCGGCGTCGTTCCCCGCGATCGGGAGGCGCGCCCACGGCGTCTCCGAGAACGTCTTCGCCTTCTTCGTCGGCTCCTCCCCCTTCTTCGCCGGCTTGTCGAAGAACGTCACCTTGTGCTTCCCCTCGACGAGGGCGAGCGTCACCTTCCCGGTCGTCTTCGGTTCGGGGCGCGGCGCCTTCGCCTTCGGCCCCGGCGGTCGACGCTCGCCCTCGCCGGGCTTGCGCCCCATGGCCTCGCGCTCGATCTCCCGGCGCGACGCGTTCCGGTTGATCATCTCCTGGACCTTCGGCCGCGCCTCCGGCGTCGCCTCGACGAGGAGCCGGAGCTTGGTCGTCGGGACCGCGAGGAAGGTCGCCTCGTCGAACTGGGCGTACATCTTCAGGAGGCTCCGCGCGTAGTTCGCGCTCATCCCGAGCTCGATCGCGGCGAAGGTCTCGAAGTTGCGGTAAGCGGCGCGCTCCTTCTTATCGAGCCGGGTCTTCCAGACGCCGGAGACCTCCCCCTCCGAGAGCTTCTTCGCGAGCATGTAGCCGGAGACGTTCGTCACGCTCTGGAGGCGCTTCACCTCCCAGACGAACTTGTCGATCGGCGAGAGCCCCTCCGGGACGACCTCCCCCGCCACCGGGAAGGCGAGGACGGGGGCGCCGGGAGTCTCCTTCACCTTCTCGCGCTTCGAGCCCTTGCCGCTCACCTGCGTCAGCTTCTGGTCCGGGACCGGACTCGGGGGCGGCGGGGCGGCCTCCGGCTCCGGGATGACGACGGGCTCCGGCGGAGCCGCCTCAGCCTCGGCCTCAGCCTGGAGGGCGCTCTCGATCGCGTCCGCCTCCGCGTTCCGCGCCGGCGTGTCCCCTATGTCGTCCCCCTCGCCGACGCCGCAGAACGGGCAGACCTCGAGGTCGGAGGTCGAGTCGGCGCCGCAGTTATCGCAGCCGACGATCTTCACGCCGCCGGGGCGCTCCTCCTTCGGCTTGTCGGCGATCGCCTTGAAGTGCTTCACCAGCGCCTCGACGCGCTTCTTCAGCGAGTCGGAGCCGCCGACCTTGACCTTCGCCACCTCGAGCGTGTTCGAGACCGCCGCCGCGTCGATCTTCGACGCGGGGATCCCGCAGATGAGGTCGACCTTCGCCACCGTCGCCGCGTTCTTCGCCATGTGCTCTTCCTTCTCTTTCCGAGCGGACTATGCCGCGCTCACGAATGACTGCACGACCTCGTCCACCCTGGACCGGGCCTGCGCCAGGTTCTTCACGCCGAACATCGTCCGGAGCGTGAAGCTACCGCAGATCGTGTCCGCGACGGCGTCCGTGTCTCCCTCGAAGCTGCGGAGCCCCTGGATGACGATCGACTCCTCGCGCGTCTCCGACTCCTCCTCGGCGTAATCGTAGAACTCCGAGAGAGCGAAGTCCGACTCCTGCGCAGGCTGCGTCGGAGCGAAGTCGCACGGGTCGATCTCCGCGCCGTCTTCCCCCGAGGGCCGCGCGAAGCGCGAGAACGTCACCTCGGGCCGGCTGGGGCGCTTGCAGGGGTTGCCGTGCACGCCAGCGCCGCGAACCCGGTGAATCTCCCGCGTCGTCCGGTTGACCGCGTTCGGCACAATGTACCGCGTCGGCGGGACACCGTAGCTCGGGTCCCAGAGCTTCGAGTGGTGCACGACGAGGAGGAGGAACTCCTGCTCGACGTCCTCCCGCCCGGCGCTCGTCCCGAGCTTCTTCCGCCAGCGGCGGTAGATCCCCCCGGCGATCCGGTTCCAGTACGGCGCCGTCCTCCGGATGTACTCGTTCTCGCTCATCGCCCCCGCGTGGAGGGCCCGCACGCAACCGTCGACATCGTCCCGCGTCATCATCGGCTTTTCACTCCCGCCCCCGCGCAGGGGGCCTTCCCGAACCCGTACCCGTCTTGATAGAGACTCCCCCCGGGTTCGCCGCCTCGGGGAGAGGGGCGAACCCGGGGGGCCAACGTCAGCGAAGCCCGAACGCCTTCGCGGCGCGCACCGGGTCGAACACCGCCACCTCCGCCCCGCCGGCGAGGAGGCGGTCCTCCTCCGTGATGACGGAACCCGGGTTCCGTCCGGCCGCGAACGCGTCGAGTTCGACCGCATCGGCGACCCGCGTCGCTTCCGCGATCGCGTCGATCGCCGCATAGTCCCCCCACCCGGCCGCGGAGAGCGCAGCCTGGATCTCGTCCTCGGCGTCCGCCTGCTCCCGGTCCGCCTCCGCCTGGAGGACCCCCGGGAAGACGCTGAGGAAGGGGCTCCGCTCGACCGGGCGGACGCCCGTGCGCGTCGCCATCTCGTTCACGTAGGAGACGACGAGGTGGTCGCGGGCGCGGGTCGCCGCGACGTACATCAGGCGGCGCTCCTCCTCGAGGTCCCCCTTCGCGTGCGGGAGGATCGTGTCGTTGCAGCCGACGACCCAGACGACCGGCCACTCGAGGCCCTTCGACTTGTGGACCGACATCATCGTGACGCACCTATCGCCGCGCTTGCGCTTGTTCAGCTCCGCCTCCCGGACCTGGACCTCGACGAAGTCGAGGAACTCCGGGACGGACTCGAAGGAGCCGGCGACGCGCTGGAGCTCCCGGACGTTCGCGCCGTGGCTCCCCTCGATCGACTCCTCGCCCTCCTCCTTCTCGAGCCACGCGACGTAGTTCGTCCGCCGGACGAGCCGGTCGAGGACCTCCGCCGCCGTCGCCTTCCGCGTCCGCTTCGGGAAGACGCACTCGTGCTCGACGCAGCCGCAGCAACCGGACTCGCAGCCGCAGACCGAGCAGGCGGGCGGGGGCTGGTCCGGCAGGGTCTCGCCGACCGGTAGCCCGTTCTCGACGAGGTCGGAGACCATCTCGAGGAGCTCGACCCACTCCCGGACGCTCTCCCTCTGCCGCTGCTGGATCCCCGCCTGCTGCGCGGCGATCTTCGTCACGTCGGTCCAGGGGAGCGCCGCGCCGTACTGCTCGCGGACGGCCATCACCTTCTCGACGAACCGCGCGCCGAGGAACCGGAACGGCGCGTTGATGCAGCGCTTGACCGCGTCGCCGTCCTTGTCGCGCCCCGTCGCGAGCCGGAGGTACGCGAGGAGGTCCTTCACCTCCTTGCGCTCGTAGAAGTTCACGCCGCCGATGAGCACGTAGGGGATCTTCGCGCGGAGGAGCGCCTCCTCGAGGGCGCGGCTCTGGGCGTTCAGCCGGAAGAGGGCCGTCACGTCGGCGAGGGACGCCCCCTCCGCCTGCCGGCGCCGGCAGAACTCGACGAGCTCCTCGGCCTCGTCGTCGAGCGTGTCCGCATTGACGACTTCGACCCGGCCCTCGACCCCGCGCTCGGCGCTCATGTCCTCCGGGAGCCGGTGCTTGCCCTGCCGGATGACGTCGTTCGCCACGCGAACGATCGCGTCGCCGGAGCGGTAGTTCCGCTTCATCGTCACGATCTTCGCGCCCGGCCACGCCGTCGCGAAGTCGGTGAGGTACTTCGGGTCGCTCCCCCGGAAGGCGAAGATCGACTGCCCCGGGTCGCCGACGATCATGTAGTTCCGGTGGTCGCGGGCGAGGAAGGACGCGATCATGATCTGGATCGGGTTCGCGTCCTGCGCCTCGTCCTGGAGCACGTAGTCGAACTTCGCCGCCCAGCTCGCGCGCACGTCCTCGCGCTCGGAGAAGAGGCGGACGACGTACATCAGCATGTTGTCGAACGTGAGGAGCTGCGCCCCCTCGATGAGCTCCTCCGACTTCGCGTAGACGTTCACGGCCTTCTGGGCCGCCGGGCCGAACTTCCTCCGCGCGAGCTCGAGGGCCCGCGGGTCCGAGGGCCAGAAGTAGTTCGCCTTACAGACCGTGATGAAGGACCGGACCTTCGTCGCGTCCATGCCCTTCCAGTTCTCGTACTCGTAACCGCCGGCGCGCTTGACGAGGGTCTCTGCCTGCTTCTTCTCGTCGACCTTCCAGCGACCGTACGGCGTCCCCTCCTCGCGGAGGACGCGGGAACAGAACGCGTGCCACGTCTTCACCTCGGCGCCGCCGACGCCGAGCTGGCGGATCCGCGCGTCCATCTCGGCGGCGCCCGGGCGGGAGAAGGTCACGCAGAAGATCCGGTCGGCGGAGACGCCGACGTGCTCGATCAGGCGGACGACCCGGTGGACCAGGGCGCGCGTCTTCCCACTGTTGTGCGTCACCGTGAAGTCGCCGAGGAGGTAGCGCTGATCGCCGTCGAGCTGAAAGCCGTAGTAGTCCTCGACGCCGAGAGTCTCGAGCGAGAACCCGGTCCGGAGGACGTTCTTCACCTGCCGGCGCGGGCCCGCCTTCTTCCGCGGGATCCGGCAGGGGATCTGCTCGACCTCGCCGGAGATGCTCACGCGCCAGTACGTCCCGCCCTGACCGTTCTGGTCCCACTTCTCGCACGGCGAGACGTACGCCGCGAGACCGAGACTCCGGGCGACGAAGGCGACGCCATGCGCGAGGTCCGGCGACTTCGAGATGAAGTCGTAGCACCCACCCGAGAGGCTCCCGTCCGTATCGAGGATCCCGGCGAGGAGTCGGATCCGCGCCGCCGAGCACGCCGTCAGGTACGCCTCCGGAATGAAGCGCGTCCCGCTCGTCGTCCCGAAGAGACCGAGGCGGCGGAGCGCCATCACGAGCGCGTTATGGTGTCGAGCCTTCCCCTTGTTCGACCCGGCCGAGAGGCAGTAGGTCGCGCTCGTCCCCTCGCCGTCCTTCCGGACGGCCAGACCGAAGACCCCCGCCTGGCGGTAGACCTCGTCGACGATCTCCTGGTCCGGCTTCGAGACGCCGACCGAGCACTGCATCGTCCCGTCGCCGAGGAGGACGCCGAGGAAGTACGGGTCGATCGGGAGCTCCCAGCCGGAGCCGCGATCGAACTCGACGCGACTCGCGCGGAGGAGCTTCCACTCCTTCCGCTTCGGGAGTGACCCGACGTCGCGGACCTCGACGTCGCGAACCTCACCGCTCACCGAGTGGACGACCGTCAGGAGGTGCCCCGCGTTCACGACGAACGGAGCGCCCTTCACCGGGACGACCCGGACCATCCGCTCGCGACCCCGCGCGAGGGCGAGGACCCGGCGCGGCTTGCTGTCCGGCCCGAGGAGGAGATCCCCGACGCGAACGTCCTCGACGGCGCGGCGGGTCCCATCCAGCATCAGGACGAGCTGTCCCGCGCGATGGCAGCCCGCACCGGCGTAGACGCCGATCGGCCCGCCCTCGTGGCGGATCACCTCGAGCTGCTCGGCGTTCATGTTCCGCTCCCAGACCGGGAGCTCGTCGCCGGGGGCGGGGAGGAGGACCTGCGCCGAGGCGCGCTCGCGACGGGCCATCAGACGGCCACCCGGTTCACACGCTCGCCACGCTCGAGCGGGTTCGGCATCTCGACGACCTCGAACTCGTAAGCCACGACCGTTCCGCTCTCCTTCTCCGCCAGACCGTCCGCCCGCGTCCTGTCCGCGTTCGTCTCGATCGCGACCTTCACCGTGTACTCGACGAGCCCCGGGTATCCCGCGAGCAGACCCGCGTCGTCGCACGAGAACATGAACGCCCAGGCCGCGTCCCGCGACCCGAACCGATACGTCGCCCGATCGACTCTCGTTCCCATCTCCCTAACCTCCACCCGGACGCGCGGTCCGGACAAGACTCATCCTAGCCGTTTGGACAATGGTGTCCAAAGAAAAGCGCCGACCCCCGTCCGATTCTCACGCTCGCGCGGGAAAACCCGGGGGTCGGCGCCGGACGGAACCCGGGTTCCGTCCTACTGGCACTGCCGCGTCTCGCGGTCGATCGCGTGCCCGGAGTGGCGGAGGCAGTCCTCCTCCTCCTGCCGGGCGTACTCCTCGCACGCGTAGACGAGGAGGGCGAGGCAGACGATCCAGCGGAAGACCGGCCGGCGCTTCGGAGGCGCGCTCACGAGAACACCCCGCCCGCAAACTCGGCGAGCTCCGAAAAGAGCTCCTGGACGCTCTCCTCCGCCCGGAGGTCCCCCTCCGCCTCCTCGACCGTCCGGCGCGAGCCCGGGCAGGTCCCGAGCTCGTCGTCGTGGGCGAGAAACCGGTACTGCTTGTCCCGCCCCTTCGCGAGCGCCTCGACCTTCTCGCAGCGCGGGCAGAGCGCCGTCGGGTTCTTGCACCTCACGGCGTCACCGGGAGGCGGACGGGGAGACCGGCGAGATTCGAGAACTCCTCGAGGTAGATCCCCGCGTAGCGGAGACTCGATTCGAAGAAGTCCGCCGCCCGCTCAACGGCGACGCGCATCGCCTCATGACGATCTTTCACCCTGATCGCGCGCATCGCGAACTCCGAGCCCTGCTCGTACGAAAACTCCTCAGGGAAGTTGAACTTCCGCTCGATCATCCCCTCGCAGACGTCGACCACGTGCTCGACGATGAGGAACCGGTCGAAGGGCCCCTTCTCCGCGTACCACGCCGTCGTCCGCGCGAAGGACCGGTCGACGATCCCGTCCCAGCCCCCGCGGCCGTCCGAGGGCGCGTTCCTCGTGCCGACCTCGAAGACGACGTCCCGCTGCTCGTAGAAGACGCTCACGGCGCGGTCTCCGGCTCGAGGTCGTGCCGCTCGAAGTGGAAGCGCTCGACCGGGAGCGCGTGCGAATGCCACGGCTTCGCCGGCTCGTCGAACTCGACCAGCCACTCGCCGGAGAGCGACTTCCGGATGACCGTCCCGACCTTCCCGTCGAGCGCCTGCGCCGCGCCGGTCGCGTAGCTCTCCGGGCTCGTGATCTTCACGCGGACCCGCGTCCCGGGCCCCAGTATCTTCTCGTCCATCACTGACCTCCCTTCCTCCGAAACACCGCGTCGTGCCACACGATACCCGCCCGCGTTGGCGCCCCGTCGTAATGCCGAGCGAACCCGACCCGTTCGAGCGCCCCGACCACCCGAGCCCTGAGCTCCGGGTGAGTACGGACGCCCTCCGCGTACTCCCCGGCCGCCCGGTCCCCGCGCCCTTCCTCGACGACGGCGGCGAGGTAGCGGACCTCGGCGGCGCTCAGCCGGACCTCCCGCGGATCCAGCGCATATTCATTCGCCATCGTCAGGCCCCGCCCATCTCGAGGACCCAGGCGACGGCCTCCTCGCGCGTGTAGCCGGAGTCCTCGACCAGGCTCCGGACCTCCCGGCGCTGCTCCGCCGTCAACCGCGGGAGGCGCGTCGAGCGCATCGCGCGGGCCGCGTCCCGGACGCTCGCCCCCGACGCCTTCGCCTCCGCGAACCGCTCGAGGGTCGCCTCGAGCTCCGTCTCCGTCCGCGAAGCGAACCGACCGCTCCGCACTCGCCGTACGTTCTCCATCTCCCTAACCCTCCGCCGAGACGCGCGGTCCCGGTAAAGACAACCCTACCAGTTTGGACACCATTGTCCAAAAGAATCGCACGCCGGCCGAAAAAAAGGAGCCCCGGTCTCCCGGAGCTCCCCTCGAGTCGTCTAGGACCGAACCCGGGTTCCGTCCTAGACGACGTCCTTCGCGGCGCGCGGCTTGTAGCTCATCGCCCGCCGTACTCTTCGAGGTCCTCGCGGATACCCTTGAGGACCTCGTTATTCATCGCCTCCGCGACGATCTCGCGGACGCCGGGGATCGCGAGGATCGACTCGGCGCTCATCTCGCTCACGAGCTCCTCGAGCTTCTCGTCGAAGAGCTCCTGCGAGATCTCGACCTCCACCTTCCGCACCTTCTTAGCCGCCGTCACGGTCCGCACCAGATCGAGAACCCCGTCGACGCCTCGTACTGCTCCTCGACGCAGCCGGGGAGGTCCGCCATCCCGCGCCCGGGCGGGCAGCGGTACTCGAGCGAGTGCCACCCCGACGCGTCGGTCCAGCCCCGCGCGACGAGGTCGTGCTCGCAGAGGCTGCCGACAAAGGTCGCGCAGCCGTCGCCGGCCCGAGGGCCGGAGATCCCCCCGACGTTCGCCCAGGACGCGTCTTCGGGGACCGGGGGGCCTCCGGGGCGGGGGTCCCAGTCCGGGACGCACCAGCAGCCCGCTAGGGCCCCCAGCAGGGCGAGGAGGGCGGGCCTCACGCCGGCTCCGGGGCGCCGTCGTCGAGGGAGACCTCGACGACCTGGGCCTCGACGCACTCGTTCATCACGACCTGGGGGTCCCGGGTCGTCGCGGTCTTGTAGAGGCGCTCGAAGACCTTCAGCGTCGCGTCGTAGACCGCGGCGTCGCGCTCGATGTCCCGGAGGGTGCTCCAGCCGGTCGGCGGGTCAGGGATCGAGAGCCGGTTCTCGGAGAGCGTCTTCGCGAAGTTCTCGAAGCGCATCGCCATCCGCATGGCGTTGTCCTCGAGCCGCTCCCGGAGGGAGTCGAGGTCCTCGGCCATCCGGGCGAGCTCGTAGAGCACCGGGTCCTTCGCCTTCGCGGCCCAGAGCGCCTCCGGGCTCGAGAAGGCAGCCGTCACGAGCGTCTCGAACTTGATCATCGTCGAATCCTCCACCCGGGCGCGCAGCCCGAACAAGACTCACTCTAGCCGTTTGGACATCATTGTCCAAGACAATCGCACGCGGGCCAAAAAAAAACGCGCCCACCCCGGTCTCCCGGAGGGGCGCGTCTCGGACGGAACCCGGGTTCCGTCCTAGGTCGAGGAGGTGTTCTCGGGGCGGCAGGCCATCGCCTTCTTCGCGAAGAAGCTCGCCTCCTCGAGCTTCGTCTTGGCGATCGACATCTCCCGGCTCGGGCCCGGCGCGATGTCCTCGAGCTCCGTGAGGAGCTGGTCGAAGGCGGACGCGATCCGGGCGGCCTTCGCCTTCCCGGACTCGTTGAGCATGTGGACGGTGAACTCGTTGTGCATGGCCGGCGGGGATGCCGCGGGTCAGGCGACGAGGGCAGCGGAGATCTGCCGCGCGACGCTCTCGAGGCGGATGAGGCGGCTCGTCGTCCTCCGGCTCCGCGCGACGTGCTCGCCGAGGAGCTGGGCGAAGAGGCGCGGCAGGTGCTCGACGTCCTCGACGAGGAGGTCGCCGTCCTCGGCCCAGCGGGTCTGAACGACGACGCGCCCGGCGCGGACGACCGTCTTCGCCATCTCGAGCCGCCCGCGCGACGTGACGACGAGGACCTCCCGGCCATCCCCGCCGCCGCGCGGCTCCGGGAGCGGCTCGTACGGCCGCCCCGCGTCCTTCGCCGCGAAGCAGCGGGCGCGCGCCGCCGGGTAGCCCGGGGCGACCTCGCGCAGGCCCTTCAGGGTCTCGCCGCCGAGGGCCTCGACGAGCGCGGTCTCCATCGCGCGGATGGCCGCGATCGCCTCCGCCCTCGCCGACTCCCGGGCCGCGAAGAGCTCGTCGCTTGCGAGGGCGACGTCTCCGAGGAGTTCGGGGATCTGGCTCATGGCTTCGTTTCCTTCTCCCGCACTTTCGCACGGATCTCCCTGGCGCGCCCGAGCAATTCCAGCCGGGTCAGCCAGCGGTCGAACGTCTTTCGCGACACGTTCACCTCCTTCGCCGCAGCGACCGTGTCTCCCTTGTGCCGTCGGAGCAGTTCCGCCAGTGTCTTTTTCGCCTCCTCGGGCTCGAGAGAGACCATGGCGCCGAGCTGGGTAATCACGAGAGCCTCCTATGCCGCGCACCGGAATACCGCGTCCGCCAGCGCGACCTGTAGCGTCGCCGGGTCGGAGCGCCACACGTCCGCCGCGTCCCACCCCGGCGGGAGCTCGAGGCGCGCGACCCGCGACTGGCGCCGGAGAGCCCGCTCGAGACCCGCCGCCGCCCGGTCGCCGGCCCCGTCCGGGTCGGTCGCGACGACGACGCGCGGGAAGGTCGCGAGCTTCATCAGCGTCCGGACGTCGATCGCCCCGCCCTCCGACTCGTCGAGGCCGCTCATCCCCGCGTAGTCGATCGTCCGGTCCCCGAGCACCTCGCCGGCGCGGGAGACCGCGCGCTCGAGGGCAAGTCCGTTCAGCGCGCCCTCAAAGACGACGACCACGTCCCGCAGGCTCGGGCGCCCGCGCTCGACCGGCGCCCAGCGGTGCTCGCCGAAGAGCGCGTTCTTGTCCGGCGACTCCCAGGAGCCGGCGGCGAGGTAGCGCTTCTCGTGGTCGACGAACGACCGCGCCGCGTAGTTCGCGAGCCGCCCGAGCCGGTCGTAGATCGGCAGGAAGACCCGCCCCTCGAGCCGGCCGACGAGCGCGTAGCCGATCCGCCAGCGCCGGACCTGCTCGTCGGTGATCCCCCGACCGAGGACGTACTCGCGTGCGACCGAGTTCCAAGTCTCGAGCGGCGCGCCCTGCTTCTCCACGCCCTCCGGGAGCGTGATCGCCCCCGGGAGCCGCGCGAGCTCGGATCGGACGCGGAGGAAGGGCTCCTCCGGCTCCGCGTCCGCGACGTCGCGGACCCAGGCGAGCGCCTCCGCGAAGTCGACGCCCCGGAGGAGCATCGCTAACTCGACGAGGTTCCCGCCGCCCTTACACGAGAAGCAGTGGAAGCCGCTCCACACCCCGCGGTCGACGCGCGCGAAGAAGTTCTGCCAGGCGTGCGCCTCGTTGTGCCCGCCGTGCGTCGGGAGCGGGCAGCGCTCGGCCCAGACCCGCCCGCCCTGCCGCCGCGTCGCGACGCCGAGCTTCTCGAGTACGAGCTCCGACTTGCTCACCGGCCCCCCGGTCGAAAGAAGAGTCGGCAGCGCGCCGCGTACGCGATCTGCGAGAGCCGGTCCCGGTTCGAAGGCGGCTCCCCGAGGGCGACGTCCGATACGCGGACGACCCGGAGCTCGACGCCGTCGTTCGCGTACGGACCCTCCCACGAGACAGCGAGGAACTTCGGCCCGACGGCGAGCACGTACCCGGTCCTCACGCGGGCATCGAGGTCGCCCTCGACCCTCCAGACAGCGTCACCAACTCGGAACTCGCTCATGCTGACTTCCTCTTCGGCTCGCGGAGCTTCGCGTCGAAGGAGTTCGGGTTCGCGCTCCCCGGCCGCTCGTACTCGATGCTCCTCCCGCCGGAGAGCATCCCGCGATCGGCGTCCCAGTCGAACTCGACGGCGAGCATCCCGCGCCCGTCACGCTGCTTCAGGATGTCGGCCTCGAGCGTGTTGTCCGGGACCGGCTTCCACTGGTACTGCCGATAGATCCCGAACGTGTTGTCGGCGATCTCCCCCCAGGCGCCGCTGCCCTTGATCCCCTCCTCCGTCGGGTGCTTGTCCGGCCGCTGCGCGATGTCCTTCCGCTGCTGCGCGGCGAGGATCGCGTGGATCTTCAGCTCCTCGGCCATCCCCTGAAGCCGGAAGAGCGCCGCCTTCTCCTCGCTCGGCTCGTCCGAGACGAGGAGGCGCTCGAAGAGGTCCGCGACGAAGACGTCCGGCGCCCGGTCCGCGATATACCCGGCCACCTGGTCGAGGTTCCGGAGGTTCGAGAGCTTCTCCCCGCTCCGCCGGCGGAACGGATTGCCCATGAACTCGACGTACTTCCCGATCTCGAGGGCGCGCCTCCGGATCGTCTGGATCTTCTCCTCGTCGAGGTTCTTCCCCTCCATCAGCTCCGAGCGAGACCAGCCGAGGGACATGCAGGCGAGGAGCTCGAGCGTCATCTTCCCGGTCTTCTCGAAGGACCCGTAGAGCGTCCGCCGCTTCTGGCGCGCGAGGCCGAGGACGAGCCGCGCGATGAACGTGCTCTTGCCGCAGCCGGTCGACCCCGTGACGATGGTCACGCGGCCCGGCGCCGCACCCGGGAGGATCCGCCGGCGCGCCGTCGACGGGTCCTGCCCGGGCGCGAGGTCGTAGTAGTCGAGCCCCGGCAGGCCGAACGGGTAGACGTGCTCGCCGCGCATCCGGCGCCGGAGGTCGTCCGCCATCTCGTCGGCGAGGAGCCCGGAGTCGTAGAGGTACTCGCGCGTCCCCCAGCCCCGGAAGCTCTCGGAGATCGCCTTCGCCTTCGCCTCGAGGGTCTCCGGGACGTCGCCCTTCAGGATCCCCTCGAGAAGGGCGTTCACCGGGCCCGTAAGGAGCGAGTGCCGGTGGTGGTCCCAGAGGAGGCCCGCCACCGCGGCCTGGAGGTTCGCCTCCGCGGGGACGTCCGGCCGGCCCGCGAGCATCTCGGAGAGGTAGGCGACGTCGACGCCCCCGGAGGAGAGCCGCGAGAGCGTCGCGGGGTCGGGCTTCAGGCCGAGGCGCGCCGCCTCCCGGATCGCGGACCACGCCGTCCGGTGCTGCGGGACGTGAAAGACGTCCGGCGGGTGCCGGACCGCGATGGCGCGGAACGCGTCCGAGACCATCGCGGCCGCGAGCACGACCTGCTCGTTGAACGCGTCCGCGACGAGGACGAGGTCCGCGCCCTTCCGCTCCGCCTTCACGAGGGGACCGTGCGCGTCCCCGGCTTCGCCGCGACGTCCGGGTGCTCGCGGTAGGCGAGCTCCTTCGCGCAGATCGGGCGGCAGGTCCGCGCCTTCGACGGGTCCTGGTACGGCTTGTCCGTCACCGGGCCCTTGCACACGACGCAGTCCCGGAGCTTCCTCGAGTTCTTCATCGTGCGCCCGCCTTCCGCTCGCCGTCGAGCCGGTAGTCCGAGACGAGCCGCGCCGAGAACTGGAGCGGCCAGCCGAGGCGGCCGCCCTCCCGCCCGTTCGCCCGGCGCCACTCCTCGCGACCCTGCTCGCGCTGCCACGCCCAGCGCATGAACGAGACCGTCGCCCCGTAGTCACCGCCGAAGAACTTCTCGGTCAGGCTCTTCGCGGCGCTCGTCGCCATCCGCCGCGTCTTCGCGTCGAGCTCGAGAGCCTCGACCCCATAGACCTCGCGGTGGAGGAACTCGTAGAGGACGACGAGGTGGAGGCCCCCGGCGCCGTCCCACTCCCCGCTCTCGGCCATGCGCTTCATGTCGGCGCGCGCCGCCGCGAGCTTCGCCTCGGCCGAGAGCCGGTGAGGCTTCGCCCGCTCCGCGACGAACTCCGAGAGCGTCTTCGCGCCCCGGACGAGCCGGACGCCGGAGGGCGGGTCGAACTTCAGCGGGGCGGTCATCGCGGGCTCCCGGCCGCCGGCGCGGGCTGCGTGTTGACGTGCGCCTTCACGCGGCCGGCGGTCTTCAGGTACTCGTGGATCTTCTCGTTCCGGATCGGGCGCGCCGCGGCGGCGAGCTCGTTCCAGACCCGGACCGTCGCCGCCGCGACCGACTCGCCGGGGCGGACCGGCGCCGTCACGCGGAGGACCCCCGTGTCAACTCCGTGGTACGGGAAGGGCGAGTAGTGCTCGTTCCCCCACTCGACCGTCACCGTCGTCCCGGGCTCCGCCGGTTGCCCGGCGTAATTCGTCTCAGCCATTCGAAACTCTCCTATCCCTCGGGATATGTCTCTTGCCGCGCACGCAGCGCGGCGACCTCTTGCACTCGGACTACCGACGACTCCGAACTCCGACGAGCCACTCCTTCCCGGTCAGCCAGCGCGCGCCGTCCCAGACCGTGACGTCGCGGTACCACTTCACGAAGTTCTCGACGGGCCGCCGGCCGTAGACCGCCGTGTCGAGGAGGTAGGCGAGCCGGCCCTTCTCCTTACCGTCCGCGGACCGGCAGAGCCGGCCCTTCACCTGCCCGAGCTTCTGGGCGTTGTTCCCCATCGGCGTCGCCGCGACGCCGCGGGCAACGGCGGGGACGTCGATCCCCTCGCCGATCGCCTGGTAGGTCCCGACCGCGACCCGGAGCTTGCCCTCCTTCAGCCGCGACTTGGTCCGGTCGAACTCCGCCGCCTCCGCGGCGCCGCCGAGCATCAGGCCGCCGGGGATCCCCATCTGCGCGACCTGCGCGTCGAGGTACCGCGCGTGCTCGACCCGGTGCGTAAAGACGATCACCTGCTCGCCCGAGGCGACCGCGCTCCGGACGAGCGCGAGGACCTGGGCGTTGCGCGCCGGGTCCGCCGTCATCTTCTCGAGGAGCAGGTTGAAGTCCTGCCGGTACTTGTACCAGGGCGCCGAGAAGCGCGTCGGGACGCACGCGACCTCGACGTCGACGATCGACCCGGAGGCGAGGACCCGCTCCTCGGGGATCCGGCAGATCACCGACCCGATGAGGTCGTACGTGAAGAACTCGAGCCGGTCCTTCCGCGTGTGGTCCGCCGAGAGCCCGTAGCGCTTGCGCGCCCGGATCGGGTCGATCGCCGCGAAGACCGTGTCCGCGGGGGCGCGCTGGACCTCGTCGAAGAGGAAGACGTCGAACGCGTCGCCGAGCTCCCCGGCGCCGGCGCGGAACCGGTTCGCCATCGTCATCTGCATGCAGAGCGTCAGCGGGCGGATCGTCTCGCGGTCCCCCTGGATGTGCCCGACCTCCTCCGGCTCGAGCCCGAGCTCCTCGACGGCGCGCTCGCGCCACTGCTTCAGGAGCGCCGTCGAGCAGAGCATCACGAGCGAGCGCCGCTTGTGGTGGGCGACGATCCCGTAGCCGGAGGTCGTCTTCCCCGAGTTATGGACAGCGACCCCGTTCGCGATAAACGCGTGCGCGTGTTCGACCTGAAGATCAAACGTCATCCGCTCGCCGGCATACCGGATCCCCCGGACCCGCTCCGGGACGAGCCGTGCCTCGACGTTCCGCTTCGACTCCGTGAGGTGGAGGCCCCGATGCTCCTCGTGCGTGACGACCTCGAGGTTGTCCGGCTCGTTGTTCAGCGAATCGCCGTCCTTGTGATGTACGACCCACTCCTCCGGATCGAGGAACCTTAGGCCCTCGCGGCCGGCCTCGACCTGGCAGAGAAAGTCGAGAAGAGAGAGACCGTTCAGGCGCGCCTCCGCAATGAGGCGATGGAGCGGAACCGTCCACCCACCCTTCGCCGGGTTCACACCGCGTCGTCCCGCAAACGGATGCTTCCGACAGACCCGGAGACGGTACCAAGGCTTTTTCGATAACCGCCCGCGCGGAATCCCGCCGTCGACGAGAACGTAGTCGCCCTCAACGAGATCACAGAGTGGGACCCAACCGAACGGGGTTTTGAACCGATGGTCGTCGGTCGCGAGAACCGGACCGTAACCGCTAACGAGAACCTCGTAGACCGGCTTCAGCCCACTCTCGACCGCGCCCCCGAGACGCGCGAGTCGGACGGTCCCGTCATCAAAAGGCGCGCGAACGTACGTCGGAATCGACGGATCCCAGATCCGATTCTGGGCACGGCCCCCGTTGAACATCCGGACGACGTGGGAGAGCTTCATCTGGGAGCCCTTCCCCGCACGGTTTACGCCGATCAGTGCGTCACCGTCGATACAACCCGTCGGGGAGATGACGAGCCCGTGGTCGTGGGCGTCGGTCGCCGCGACCATCTCCCGCTGGTAGTCGCGCGGCGCCTTCCGGTGGTCGGGGAAGTCCGGCTCCGGGTGACGCCACGTCCGCCGGTCGTCGAGGACGGAACCCGGGTTCCGTCCGAGGACCTCCTCGACCTTCGCGAGCCCGCCGCGGGGGACCGTCAGGTTCCCGTCCGCGTCGTGCTCCCAGGTCTTGTACGTCGGCGGCTCCTCGCCGGCTCGGCGCGGGTCCTTCCCGAAGTTCGGGTTCGCGTGCGTGAACGCGGACCGGATCGCCTGCGCCTGCGCCTCCGAGAGGCTCTCGAGCGGGACGCGGACCCGGCCGTCGACGACGATCCTCACGCGAGGACCCACCCCGCGGCGCGGAGGAACTCGTCCGCCGCCTCCTTCGTAGGGAACTCCGTCCACTCGGCGTAGAGCGAGGGTCGCGCGTAAACGCACGTCGGGAAGACGCACGCGAGCGTATAGACATCCGGATAACCCAGGGTGACCGGGCGACGGACTTGCCTGCACTCGACCCCCGCGTCGATGTTCCACGGCCCGACGGTACCGCGATCCTCAGCCATAGCTCCTAGCTCCTCCGAGTCCGGGAGAATGCCGCGGACGGAACCCGGGTTCCGTCCTAGCGCCCGAGGTCCTCGCGCAGCTTCGCGAACGCCCGCGCCTGCCGGATCCGCTCCTCGGCCGTGTAGACCGACTTCGCCGTGACGCCGTACCGCTTCGCGATCTCCGAGGCCGAGACGCCCCGGCCCCGGAGCTCCGCGATCTCCGCGTCCCGAGGCGAGAGGACCGGACCCCGGTAGGTGACCTTCGCGCCGCGCTTCTGACTGCTCCCGCTCACGTCCGTCCGGATGCCGCGCGGGAGGGCCTAGAACTCGCGATCCCGGATCGAGGGAGGGGAGCTAAGCGTTCGCCTCGCGGGATCCCGAAAACGACTACGCGCGCAGCGACACGCGGAGCGTGTCGCGCTTGTATTCTCGAGCGCAGCGAGAGAATACAAGGAAGAGAGGAAGAATCTCCTGACTCTCGCTCTCCTGCGGAGCGCTCCTGCGCGGAGCAGCTAAGGGGATACGGGACTACGCCGAGACCCCCCGTGTAAAGCGAATTCGTGTGGGGTCACGAAAGTACGCGTCACGACGGCGCAATCCAACTCGCCGCAGAGCTCCAAACGCGTCGAGGGCGCCCGAGCCGTAGCCCGGACGCCCTCTCCCGACTCCCGGACGGAACCCGGGTTCCGTCCTCCCCGGGGACGCGGCATCCCCCGGGGGCATGAACGACCGTGAGACCGACCTTGACGCTCCGCCGAAGATCTCCCCGACGAGCGGGAGGCTCCTCATCCGCCGGCTCTGGTGGCGGCTCCTCTCCGACCGCCTCCCGACGCGCTACCGGATCCGCACGGCCCGGACCGTCGAGCGCTGGCGCCTGACGCGCTGGGCCTTCCTCCGGCGGGCGCGGGTCTCCGACCTCGCGCCGTGGCAGAAGGAGGCGCTCCGGATGAAGAAGAGCGCGGAGTACGGACGATGACCGACGACGCCGATACGCTAGTGACGGACCCGGCGGAGCACCTGTTCCGCATGTTCGCCGCGAACATCGACGGGCAAGTGACGCTGTCGATGTGCCGAGCCTTCGTGCGCCTCCTTGCCGCCGCGCTGGGGCCCGACGCGAAGGCTGATGGGGCGGCGGAGAAAGAGCCATCGCCGGAGCCGTCGTACAAGCTTCGTCCGCCGCCCGCGAAGCCCGAGGCGACGGGGGCGCCGGAGCCTCCCGAGCGGGTGACGCTGCATGAGGGCCACAACGGTTACTGGTACCGTCTCGGTGAGGTCGGCCTACTGTCGACGGGCCATGCTGCCGACTACATGCCCGTGGCTCTCGCCGAGCGCGAAGCGGCGGAGTTGCGGCGGCAGGTGGCGACGCAGCGCGCGAACGCTGAGCACATCGCCCACGAGCGAGACCTGGCATTCGAAGACCTCGCCGCCGCGCGAGCGCGGGTCGCGGGGCTCGAGACCGAGGCCATCTCCCTCCGCGCCGAGCGCACCTCCCTCGCCCACCGCGTGAAGGAGCTCGAGGCGCTCGGCCTCCACTGCGCGACGGTCGCGGGGCACGTCATCCACGGGAGCGCCGAGGCGGTGATTGCGATGCAGCGGCTCGAGGCTCGCGTCGCGGCGCTCGATGGGCCGCCGGACCCTACGCCGGAGGAGGTCTACGCTCGATCGCTCGCGAAGATGAGCACCGGCCAGGTCGCGGCGGTCAACACGGTCGACATGACGGCGATCGGCGGCGGTCGGAAGGCGACGGGGGGCCACACGTGAGCGACGCGAAGCCGATGACGCCCGAGGACCTGGCGATCGCCTTGCGCCAGCGCGCCGATGCCCGTTTCGTCGGGCACGTGAACACGGCCCTCATGCTGCAAGCCGCCGACGCGTGCGCCGAGCTCGCGCGTCTCAAGGCCGCGGTGCCGGCGGATGTGGCGGGGCTGGTGGAGGAGCTGCGCGAGCTTCGCGACTACCGCCCGATCGCCGAAGGTCCTCCGCCGGGCGTGCGGCACATTGCGTCCGGCGCCGCCGACAAGCTCGAGGCGCTGGCCCGCGAGAATGTGGAGCTGCGGCAATCAATTGTGCGCGGGGCAGACCAACTTCAAGCCGCCTTGAAGCACCATGACCATACTCTAAAGCTCGAAGTCGCGAAGCGGGCGAGCCTTCTCGCCAGCGCGCAGCGAAACGATGGCCGCATCGTGTGCACATGTGACCACCGAGGCGGCGCGCCGTGCCGCCTCCACGCTGACCTCGACTCCGCCGCCCGCAACCTCCTCGCGCGTCTCGAGGCGCTGGAGAAGGCGCGCTCTGCCCTCGACCGGCTCCGGGTCGTAAAGGTCGCCGGATGCCTTTGCTGCAACCCAGAGTACTGCGGCGACTGCGGGCCGTGCCCGAAGTGCGAGGCGGACGCCTCGATCGACGCCCTCGCGAAGCTCGACGGCGGAACGGGCGGGGAGAAGAAGACATGATCACCTGGGAGCGCATCGCCCGCGCCGCCGCGAGAGCCGGATGGAAACCCGTCCCCCCGACGCTCCTCGATCGCCTCCGCGCCTCTCTCGCCCGAGAGCCCGACACGACGCCGTGGCTCCTCGGCTACCGGTGCTCCTGCGGCCACGTCGAAGAGCGGCGCGTCCCGAAGCACGAGCGAGTCCTAATCCGCCCGTTCCGTAACCTCGCGGCGCGAGCTCACCTCCGCGACGCCTGCCCGTTCGCGGACGGCGTGGTCGAGGAGATCGACCGGGCGGCGCCGTGAGCCGGGTACCCGAGGGGGACCTCGAGTGAGCCCCGCGCGCCGGCGCGACCTCGCCATCTTGAGGGCGGCGCTCGCGTTCTTCGCGGCCTGCCTCGCCTGGTACCTCCGCTAGGCCGCGCGGGCGAAGGAGGGGACCTCGCCCTTCATGTCCGGGGCGACGACGTTCGGGTCGAAGCGCGTCCCGGCGAGGGAGATCTCCGCCGCCTGGTGCATCGCGCAGCCGCGGACGGCGACCGCGCGGTGTCCGGCGTCCGACCCGTAGGAGTCGAAGCCACGGAGCTCGTAGAGGTCCGTCGCCGAGAGTGGGACCCGGAAGCCGACGTAGAGGCCGGCGCGGTAGCCGTGGGCGAGGACGAGGGTCTGCCACGCGTCGGCGAAGGCGAGCGTCGCCGCCCGCGTCCCGCCGATCCCCTCTAAGTCGAGGAAGATGTGCGCGCCCGCCGGGTAGCCGACCGCCTTCGCGGCGAGGCAGGCGGCGTCGGCGTCCGTCGCCCCGCTGTGCGCGCCCGGGTCCCAGCCCTCGAAGCGCGGGTGCTGGTAGAGCCAGCACGCGAGGCCCTTGCCGAGGATCCGCTCGAACTCCCCGGGCGAGATGTCGAAGCGGGCCGAGACGCCCGGGAGGTTGACGTACCGGCCGATGCCGAGGGCGCCGCGGGCGATGGCGGCGTCGAGGACGGCGTCGGAGCACGGCGCGTTCGTGTCGAGGTAGAGGCCGGGGACGGCGGGACGGGCGAGGGCGGCGAGCATGGGGACCTCCTAGAAGCTGAGGGGGAGATCGGGAACGACTCCTCGGCGACGCCGTTCTGGGTCGGCGACGGGCCCGACGCGACGACCCGGATGACGCCCGTCGTCCCCGGCATGGGGGAGGGGACGACGACGTCGGCGTGGTAGGCCCCGGTCCCGTCGCGGGAGACTACGGGGACGGTCGTCGTGCCGTTCGGCCAGTGCGCGAGCGCGGTGACGCTCGGCGGGTCGGCGGCGACCCCGAGCTGGAGGATCGTCACCGAGAAGCGGATCGACTGCCCGGGCTTGTACATGGTCGGGTCTCGCGTGAGGGTGATGACGAGCGCCGGCGCGTCGGTGACGGCGAGGGCGAGCGCGGCGACGGCGGCGACCGCGATCGCTAGGGCGGCGGCGTCGGCGACGGAGACGGCGAGCGCCGGCGCGTCGGTGACGGAGAGGCTGTAGGGGGAGTCGACGCCCCCGGAGATCGCGCTCACCCCGACCCGGGCGACGGCCCGCGCCCCCGCCGCGCCGATCGTCGTCGAGACGTCCGGGTCGACGTTCCCGACCCGGGCGACGGCGCGGGCCCCGGCGACCTGGGGATAGACTCCGGGCGCCACGGCGCCTGGGCGGGCCGCGGCGCGGCGCCCGGTCACCAGGGCGGTAACGGAGCCCTGGACCTGGGCGGACGCCGTCCCGGGGCGCGCAGAGGCCGCGGCGCCGGTCGGGGACGGCCTCGCCCCGGCGGTCGCCGCGGGGGAGCCCGGGCGGGTCGCGGAGATCGCCCCGGAGGGCGTCGCTCGCGCCGTCGCGGTGACGGCCGCGGCGCCGGGGCGGGCGGACCTCTGGGCGCCCGCGACGTTCGCCGTCGTCGAGCCGCTGGCGGAGACCGCGGGGGAACCGACGCGGGCGGTCGCCGTCGCGCCCGCGACCGAGCGCGTGACGCCGGCGAGGACGGTCGCCGACCCGGGGCGCGCCGCGGCGGTCGCGCCGGAGGGCGTCGCCCGGGCGGTCGCCGTCGCTGAGGGGGAGCCGGGTCGGGAGGAGGCGACGGCGCCGGCCGTCGCGGTCGCGACCTTAGCGAGCACCGCTCCGGGGCGGGAGGAGGCGGTGGCGCCGGCGACGGAGACCGACGCGTCGACGCGGACCGCGGGCGTCCCCGGCCGGGAGGACTTCTGAGCGCCCGCGACCGAGGCGAGCGACGTCCCGGTCTGGCTCGAGGCGCCCGGCCGGGAGGACTTCTGAGCGCCGGCGATCTGCGGCGCGACGCCGGCGACGGCCGTCCCGGGGCGGGCGGAGACCTGGGCGCCCGTCGCGTTCGCCGTCGCGTTCGCCGAGCTCGAGATCGCGAGCGTGACGAGGACGATCTGCCAGAAGCCCGAGGTACACGTCGCCGTCGCGTTGTAGGTACCCGTCGAGGTGACGTTCTGGTCCTCGAGCTCCGTCCCGAACCCGTAGCTCGCGCCGTTCAGCGTGTAGCCCGTCCCGGCGGCGACGCCACTCGCGAACGCGATGTGAGCGAAGAGGAGCTCGTTCGCGCTCGTCGTGACGACGTTGCCCGAGTTGATCGACGCGGAGTTCCCGTTCGCGCTCGCCGTCTTGTCGAAAGCGACGGTCCCGGTGAAGCTGTACTCCGCGACGGAGATGTCCATCCCCGTCGAGCTCGTCGACGTCGCCGTGATGGTCGTCGACCCACCGACGGCGAGGACGCAGAGGAAGATCGCCTGGTAGACGTTCCCGAAGAGGACGTTCGTCCCGCCGATCCGCGTATACGTGTTGCTCGCGCCGTGATTGTCCGTCGGCGTGTTGATCGCGTGGTCGGAGCGGACCGAGACGAGGACGAAGTTCCCGGCCGTCAGCGTCCCGGTCGCCGAGATGGTCGGCGTCCCGACCTGCGCCGGCGCGATGCGCTGGACGCGCGTGGCCCCGGGCACGCGCTAGGTCCCGTCGTCCGGGGACCAGGGCGCGCCGTCGAGCGTCCAGGAGAGCTCGAGGCCGAGCTCCGCGGCGATCGCGCGCTGCCCGGCGACCCAGGCGTCGGCGCGCTCGTCGTGCCCGTCCCCGTACGAGGTGAGCGTCGAGCGCCAGAGGGCGGGCGGGCCCCACGGGCTCTTCACCGCGTAGGGCTCGCCGTCCTTCGTCGCCGTCACGGCGTAGTGGCGCTCGTCGGGCACGCTCAGCCTCGTTTCTTTCTACGGATTATCCGGAGGCGCGGCTCTTCCCCGAGAGGATGCGGGAGATCGCGCTCTGCGTGACGCCGAACTCGGAGGCGAGTTCGCTCTGGAGTACGCCGCCGGAGGCGTACCGCGTTCTCACGTCGAGGACCTGCGCCGTCGTGAGCTTCGAGGCGGCGCAGCGCTCGCCGCGCGGGCGGCTCTCCGGGTGCGTGTGTGCACCGTTCCGATCGCCGCGGGCGACACGCTCCGGGTGTCGCCGGCTCCAGTGGTCGTCGCCTCTCGGGCTACGGCCCTTCGACGCCATGTCCGCGTTATTATCCGCCCTCGTCCCGAGGAAGAGGTGGGCCGGGTTCACGCACGGCGGGTTATCACACCGGTGGAGGACGCAGCGCCCTCCCGTCGAACCGTGGGTGAGCGTCCACGCACCGACGTGGGCCAGGACGACGCGACCTTCGAGCGTCGCGCGTCCGTAGCCCTTCTTCATCGGTGGCCCGGTCCAGAGCCAGCACTCGTCAGGGCCGCGTCGGTCTACGCGTTCCCAGAAATCAGCAACCGTCGTTCGCCGTCCTCGCATGCGCAAACAATATGCGCACTTGAATAGGGCGACTAGGTTTCATTAATTCTGGAGCCCAAATTGGGTCGCCATGTGGACGGTGAACGTCCCGGCGGTCGACGTGAAGGAGCCGCCGAAGTCGTTCAGCCAGTAGAGGTTGTCCGCCGACGCCGCGCCGCCGCGGTGCTTGTAGACGACCCCGTACGCCGCGGTGATGGTCGCCGTCGTCCAGACGGCGTCCGCGGTGTTGTAGAGCTCGAGGTCGGAGTTCCCGCTCGCCGCCGTCAGCGTGATCGTCACGGCCTGGCCGCCCGCGGTGTACCCCGTGCCCGTGATCTCGTTGGTGATGTCGCTCCGCTTCGCGTGCGCGCTCTTGCTCGGCGTGTACGAGGAGGTCGTGAGCATCTCGTAGACCGTGTCCGACGACGGCGTGACGAGCCCCTGCGCCATGTCGTGCCAGAAGGAGTCGAAGAAGATGGTGGCCATTAGCTACCGCCCCCGCTCGCCGCGGCGATCGCGTCCTTCGCCGAGACCTGGGCACCCTCGACCTCGACGGTGATGTGCTGCTGCCGCGCCTCGCCCGAGCCGAGCGCGGAGGCGAGCGAGCGGGCCGCCTCGATGAAGAGCGTCGTCTTCCGCTGGACCGCCTGGGGCGACTTGTGGAGGTGAACGGCGCCGGGTACGCCGATGTGCCTCTCTGCGTGGATGCTCGACGCCGTGTAGCCCTCGAGAGCCTTCCGCGCGTCGTCCTCCCAGCCGGCGCGCTCGGCGTCCGAGAGGTCGTCGTACGCGGGGACCGGGTCCTCGCCGCTCCCGTCGGCGAACGCGGCGATCGCCCCGTAGGCGAACCGGGCGCAGAGGGGGATCCGCTTGTCGTTACTGGCCATGGACTAACCCTGCTTTCTGAACGTGGAGACGAGGAGTTCGGGAGGGATCGAAGCGGCGAACGCGAAGCGCTGACTCGGGTCCTCGAAGCGCATCCCGAGGTGGTCGGCGACGGCGTCGATCATCGCGGCGGGGAGCGTCCAGACCATGCCGGGGCCGATCGTGCGGAGGGCGCCGCCGGCGTCGCGCTCGACGGCCTCGTAGGTAACGGTGACGCCGCCCCCCGGCTCGGGGACGGCGCCGACGCGCTGCCACCCGACCTGGGCGACGGGGGGCGGGTTCTCGGTCGGCATCGGTCAGGCTCTCCTCTTCGCGTCGGGGGTCTCGTCGCCCGTGACTTCGTCGTCTCCCGGCCAGTCCGGGACGCTCAGCCTTTTGGGAGACGGGCGTCCTCGTAGGCGTCGATCGCCTTCTTCGCGGCGGCGCGGGCCGCCTCGATCGCCTGCTCGCGCGTGAGCCCCGCGTGGTGCGCGTCGTAGAACGCGCGGGCCATGTCCATGACGGCGGGGAGCTCCTCGACGGCGAGCTCCTCGAGGTCACGGAGAACGGATTCGAGACTCATCGCGTACCTCCGGCGTCGGCGACCGTGACGGGACCCGCGTCCGTGAAGACGACGCCCCAATACCCGTTCCACGCCGCGGAGACCTTCGCGCGGCACTCGTCGACCTTCGCGCGCCCGGCGTCGGCGTACATGTCGACGCAGTGGGCCTCGTCGAGCGTCTCCTCGCCGATCTGGAGGTGGTCGAGGGGCGTCATCGGGTCCTGCTGCGGGCAGCCGGTGAGGAGCGCGCAGGCCGCGGCGCCCGCGCCGTTGACGAGGAGGATGAGTCCGAGCTCATATGCCCAGCGCCTCACGACTTCTCCTCGGTCTTCTCCTCCGCCTGCCGGATCGCGGGCTGGAGCTGCGTCATCGCGGCGCCGCCGATCGCGATCTCGAGGCCGACGAGCCACCCGGGCTGGTCGATGTGCAAGTACGCCGCGACGAGGGCGAGGGCGCCCGCGCCGAGCGCGAAGAGCATGGTCTGAACGTTGGGCTTCATCTTCCGTACCTCCACTTTGAATCGGTCGAGTTCGTGGCTCGAGTCGCGCGCCGTCCGGAACGCCGAGTCGGCGAGCTCCCCGAACCGCTCGAGCGCGTCGTTGGTCTGTCGGGTCCGGAGCTCGACGAGGTCGTGGAGCTCCCGGATGCTCTTGGCCTGCGCCTGCGCCGCCTTCGTGAGCTCCGCGACCGAGGAGGCGACGCTCCGGATCAGGGCGGCATGCTCCTTGTGCGCCCTCTCCGCGTCCTGCCGGTACCGGCCGACCTCCCCCATCATCTCGCCGAGGGTCCCGTCGACCTCCTCGAAGCGCTTGCGGAAGTGCCGGCAGTCGTTGTGGACCTCCTCGAGCAGGACCCGAGAGGCGGGGAGTTCAACGGGCGTGATCCGGTCCCCGTCGCCGTTGCGGTACGATCCTTCGCTCATTCAGGCCACCGTGATCCCGAAGGTGCTTCCCGCGCCACGAGCGGCGAGGGAGATCTCCGCGCCAGAGAGGACGCGGTTCCAGACGAGGACCCAGTAGAAGTCCCCCTGCCAGTTCCCGCCGATCCCCTGCCCGATCTGGAAACCGGCCGTCCCGTCGTCGTTCGTCGCCGCCGTCCCCGACGTGAGGGTCTTCGAGACGTTGTCGATGTAGTACGGCGAGACCGACCCGGAGTGGTACGTCGCGAGGAGGACGTGGGGCGCCGTATCCCCGACGTACGACGCCGCGTTGTTGTAGCTCGCCTCGTCCGAGTCCGTGTGCCCGGCGTTGTCGTACCGGAGCGCCCACGACGGAGCGACCGATCGGAACCGGACGATGTCGCCGGTCGTCACGCTCGCGATGTTCGACGTCTGCATGACGACGAGCACCGTCCGGTCGCCGGCGACGGCGACGGGCGACGTTGAAGCGATGAGCCCCTTACCGGCCGCGATGGTGATCTTCGGCCGGCCCCCGAGCCCGCCGTTCGCCGAGTAGACCGGCGAGACGCTCGAGGGCGTGAGGACCCGCCCCCCGACGCGGTCGACGAGCTGCGTGACCGCGTTCCCGGGCGCCGTCACCCCCGAGGCGCTGTCGGCCCAGAGGGCGAGACCGGAGATCGAGCTCGGGTCGAAGTCCGACGAGGATGCGCTCCCGAGCGAGAGGTCGAGATTCGTCTCTGACATCGATTCGTCTCCCGGGCGGGGATCAGAAGTTCGCGGTGAGGTACGCCATCATCTGCGTATCCTCCGTTCCGGAGACGGGCGTCGTCGACTCGTCGACGACGCACATGAAGTACAGCTTCCCCTCGAAGACCGCGCCGCCGACGTTCGTGAAGATCCGGTAGCCGGTCCCGCCACTGTCGGTCGAGAGCGCGCTCGGCGTCGGCCCGGTGACCGTCTGCGCGACGCCGTCGACCGAGACGGTGCACGCGGCGAGCCCCGTCGTGAAGCTGAACTTGTAGATGTGTTTGCCCGAGGTGGGCATCGTCGTCGACTGGAACGAGTGCCCGCCGCCGTCGCCCGCGACGACGTTGCCCGCCGCGTGCGCGTAGAGCGAGAGCTCCGGGTTCGAGGTCCGGAAGTCGAGGAGGACCGCGTTGGTACCGCCGGTGAGCTCCGCGACGATGTACACAGTCCGCGCGGCCCCGGCGGCGACGAGGTTCGCCGCGACGTTCGCGAGGAACTTCCCCTGGCCCGTCGGGTTCTGGATGTAGGGGCGGTTCTTGACGCCGCCGTTCGCGAAGTAGAGCGGCGCCGAGCCGAGCCCCTGCGTCGCGTCGTGGCCGTTCCCGGACTGGTCCGCGAGGGTCGCGATCTTCGTCGAGTCGGTCGGCTGGAGCGTCACGCCGAAGCGCGTGTCGAGGAGCAGAGGCATCCTCGTCTTCTTGAAGATCGACTTCGGGTCGGCGAGGACCGTCGTCGCCGAGGTCGAGATCTCGTACCAGCCGACGCCGTCCGACTCGATGACGCAGGTCTTCCCCGCCGGGACGGTGACGCCGTACCCGTTGGTGTTGAGCCACGTCGAGGCCCAGATCGCGGGGCTCGTCACGGTCAGCTGAATCCCGGCGACCGCGTACGGGAGAATGAAGTTATGCGGTCCGGTCCAATTGCCCGGGTCGTAGCCGATGAGGTGCCCGTAGAAGGAGTCGTTCGGCGCGATCGTGACGTCGGCGTCGGCCGTCGTCGTGATGATCTGGCGCGTGAGCATGTGCGACTCGTGGACGAGCGGCCCCGCGTTCGCCGGGTCGAGCCACGGGACCTCGGGCGAGAGGTCGAACTGCCAGCCATCGAACCGGATCGGCGCCGTCTGATTCGTGATCGCGAAGATGCCGGGCGAGGAGGGCGAGCCCCCGAAGTTGTTCGGCGCGAAGCGCCCGGAGACGATGTTGTTGATCTTTACCGCCGGCGCCGTGAGGAGGTTCACCGCCATGTCGCAGTCGCGCATGTCGACGTTGCCGACGGTATCGAACTCGAAGATGGCGCTCGCGATCGACGGGTTGAAGGAGCCCTCGTCCGAGGGGCTCCAGCTCCGGATCCGGAGATCGTTGGTGCGCCCATCGGCGCCGAGGATCGCGAGGAAGACGTTCTGGACGCTCCGGTTCCCGTCCATCCCGCCGCAGAACGCGCCCTCGAAGACGCCGCCGGCGCACGTCGCGACCTGGTAGAGCGGCGAGTTGAGGAAGTTGAACTTCTCGAAGTAGGAGCGGCCACCGTTGGCCATGACGCCGATGCTCCACGAGTTGCCGGAGAGCCCGGAGCCCGTCGAGACGGTGATCGCGTTGAACCGGTTCTCGTACGAGAACTCCGAGAGCGTGACCCCGCGCTGCCCGCCGTTGAAGTACAAGTCGTGGAAGCTGCTGTCGACCGTCTGGTCGACCTCGAGCGCGGTGTCCTGGCAGAAGAGGGTCAGGTGCCCGATCTCGACGTTCGCGAGGTTCCCGAGCGAGACGTTGAGGATCTTGATCCAGACGGGCGACCCGGTCGTGAAGCGACCGAACCCGGGGATCGCGCACCACCCGGCCATCCCCACGAGGAACCGGTTATGGAAGTCCGACCGGTACGCGCCCGACGGCGCGGGCGAGGACTTCGGCGCGTACGACCAGACGCCCGAGGAGTTCCCGTCGCAGCTCGGCTCGACGGTCGGCGGCGTGAACGACGCGGTGTAGACGGCCGCCTTCCCGACCTTGAAGCCCCCCGCGTAGTAGATGCCCGGCGACGCGGTGCAGGGCCGGAGAATAAAGGCGCGGAGGAACCGCCCGTAGAGCGCGCCGATCGTCGTGTGCTCGTAGGTCCGCTGGCGGATGACGCCCGCGCCGATGGCGCTCGACGCCGTCGTCGTCCCGGCGACCGAGACGTAGAGCGTCCCGGTCGTCCCGTCGAAGTCGACCGAGACGTGCGTCCCGAGAGCGCTCGGCGACGCGCTGTTCGGGACCGTATTGCTCGAGGTGACCGAGACGGTCCCGGCGCTCGTCGCGATCGAGGCGGTGATCTTCTGGCTCGAGTCGATGGAGACCCAGACCGTCTGCGTCGACCCGGTCCGCGGGAGCCCGCCGCCGACGCCGAAGAGCGTCCAGATCTGCCCCCCGGGGACGGCCGCCGGGAGCTGGAAGAACTGCTCGTAGTGAAACTGTAGGAGCCCGAACGCCGTGACGCTGATGCTCGGCGACGGCCCCTCGTTGACGATCCCCGACGCGAACGTGAGGACCAGCGCCGAGACCGCGGTGAGGCGCCCGACGACGCCGTCGTTCGACGCGCTCCCGTGAACGAACACCGTCTGCCCGACGACGAACCCGTCGGAGACGAAGGACCCGACGTTCCGGGTGATCGTGTGACCCGCCGCCGCGAACGTGAGGTTCGGCGTCCCCGACATCGCGAACGTGCGGTCGAGGAAGCACGTGTCGACCCCGGTGATGTCGTAGTTCGTCCCGCCCTGGACCGCGTCGAATTGGCCGTACCAGACGGAGCCGCGCTGCGCGTACGTCCGGTCGGGCGAGAGCTGGGGGGCCGTCGTGACGACCGGGAAGAGGCCGTCGGCCGAGAGGTTCGCCGGCCCGATAGTACACGCGTTGCCGCCCGTCCCGGGCGTCCCGGCGCCGTAGGGCCCGAGGAGCTTGGTCCCCGGGTTCCGGATACAGAGCGGGCCGTCGGTCCGGTACCAGGTGTTGTTCCGGTCGAACTTCGGGCGCACCTCCGGCGGCTGCCCGCCGATCCCCGCGATCTCGAGCATCGCCTGGATCGCGGCGCGCGAGAGCGTCGTCCCGTTCCCGACGGCGCCGGTCTCCCACGGGTCGAGGTGCGTCGGCGACTGGGTCTCCCAGCCCCGGGAGATCACCTGCCAGCGGCTGTTCACCGTGTCGTAGCGGAGGACGCAGCGCCCGGTCGTCGGCTTGAGGACGACGTTCCCGCCGTTCCCGCTCCCGGTCGCGATCTGGTTCGCCGCCGTCGAGACCGACGTCGACTGGTCGACGAGCGTCATCTGGAACGCCGTCGTGTTGATGATGACGAGGTCGAGCCCAGCCTTCGCGCTCGCCGTCGTCGCGATCCCGTCGATCGAGAACGCCGCCGTCGGGCCGCCGACGAGGAGCGTCGAGAGCCCCGTCGTCGAGACGTTGGAGTTCAGGCCGTTCGAGAGGCTGATGTTCGAGAGCCCCTGATTCCCGCCCCCTCCCCCGCCGGTCCCGATGGCGCGGGTCGTCGCGTTCGCCTGAACCGTCCAGCCGGCGACCGGGTCCTGCTCGGTGACCTCGTTCGCGGCGATCACCGCCAGGCCCTGCGCCGTGAGGACGTTGACCTTGAAGGTCTCGGTCCACTCCGGGACGACGACGCCGTTCGCGTCCCGGCCGGAGCCGAGGACGCTCTGGTCGGAGACCCCGACGGTCACCATGAAGATGATGCACTTGCCGAGCCCCGCGAGCGTCGCGAAGGAGAAGGTCTTGTTCGTCTGATTCACCGAGAGCGACGCGTTGATCGTCGCCAGGTCGGCGACGCTCGTCGAGTCGTCGGCGGAGACGGCGCGGATCGCGAAGAACGCGGCCCCGGCCGGGTTCGCGAGGGCGCCGTTCACCGTCGCGCTCTGGGTGACGACCGCCGGCGTCGGGCCGCCGTTGATGGTGCAGGTGGGGGAGAGGCTCATGGGCTCCGCGTCTTCGAGGGGGAGGGCGCGGACGGAACCCGGGTTCCGTCCGGCGGGGACGTCACTGGAAGCGCATGTCCGGGACCGAGTAGCTCGGCACGGCCGCGAAGTACTTGTTCCCCGAGACCGAGTTCGCCCCGTTCTCGTCAATCAGCTGGAGCATGTAGACGTAGGCGCTCGTGTCGACGACGTTGTTCTGATTGCACGTGTACGTCATCGTCTGGAGCTGCCCGGACGCGTTCCACACCGTGACGTTCGCCGGCGTCGGGCTCTGGAACGCCGCGCTCGAGAGGGTCTGGACCCCCGAGACGTAGTCGGTCCCCGCCGCGATCGGGAGCCGCTGGATCCGGACCTTCGGGAGGACCGCCGGGAGCGCGACGTGCGTCGCCGTGAGGAAGACGATGTCGAGCGAGTTGAGCGTCGCCCCGTTGTGGAGAAACGGGAGCATGAAGTTCTGCTGCGTCGTCGTCGCCGACGCCGAGAGGTAGTAGGTCCCGATCTGCCAGTCCGGACTCGAGTCCACGGTGCCGAGGATCGGGAGCGGGTAGGCGACCGCCCGCGTCCGCGGCGCGTCGAAGCCGACCCAGTCGGTCGTCCCGCCCGTCAGCCGGAAGCCGCCCGGCGCCCCGCTCGTGATCCCCCCGGCGACGCCGGCCGTGATCCCCCCGACGATCGAGGAGCGGATCCCCGCGGCGACCGTCGGCGCGATCCCCCCGGCGATGTCCGACCCGATCCCACCGGCGACGCCCGGGGAGATCCCGAGCGCGAGCGCCGCCTTGATCCCCCCGCCGACCCCGGAGAGGATCCCCCCGGTGACCGTCGGGCGGATCCCGTTCGAGATGTTCGACTCGATCCCCGCCGCCGCGTTGACCTCGACGGCGCCGCTCGTGTTGACGCGGATGACGTTCGTCGCGTTGAGGAGCAGGTGCCCGCCCGAGAAGCTCGCCTCCCCCTCGAACGCGTCGCCGGCGGCGCTCTTGTCGAACGCGTTCGCGTGGTCGGCGTCGAGCTGATTGAACTGCGCGCTCGAGACCTTCGCCCCGAAGGAGAAGGGACCGATGAGAGAGAAGCTCATGGCGTGGTCACCCGTCGAAGATCTCGAGGTCCAGGTTCGGTTCGTCGAGGTACCAGCCCGGCCCCCCGTGCGAGCTCGCGACGTACCAGTCGAAGGTGGCGTCGGCCGGCAGCAGCCAGTCGAGGATCGAGTTCATCTCCGCGACGGCGCGGAAGAACGCGCCGGTAAGGACCCCGCTCGCGTCCGCGTAGCCGGGGACCGCGAACGGGTCGACCTGGACGAGCACGTGTGCGAGCGTCGAGGTCCACGGCCGGACGGCGTTTACGAGGCTCCACTGAACCGTCGGGAAGAACGCCGTCCCGCCGACGCCGTAGTCGGGCGCCGAGGGAGCGCCGTTGTTCACGTAGACGACGCTCGTCGCGCTGACCCGCGACTGGATGGGGAACGTCCCGTCGTTCGCCGGGTCGTTCGCGTTCGCGACGACGATCGTCTTCCCCGCCGCGTCGCTCGGGACGGCGGCGAGCCCGGTAATGGTGACGAGGTTCCCCGCGACGCTCGCGATCGTCGCGGCGGCGCCGGCGAGCCCGGGCCACCAGGTGTTCGCCTCCGTCGGGGTGATCAGCGTCAGCCCGACGAAGAGGGCGCCGAGGACGTCCGAGAGCGCGTCGGTGACGCCCTGGGGCGTGTTCCGCGCCGCGAACTTCGCCGCCGCCCGCGCGACCCGCTGCTGCCGGTCCACCTGCGTGTCCCCCGGGACGGGCGAGACGCCGAAGATCCGCTCCCAGCGCGGGAGGTTCCCCCCGACCGTCGAGAGGGCGGGGACCATCTCGTTGACGAACCGCTCGTTCGCGCCGTAGACGTCGGCGTCGATCGCGCGGGCGTACGCCATGTTCTCGGCGCCGACGAGCGAGTTGTCGGTCGGGTCGAACGCCGGGCCGCGGCGGGCCGCGATCGACTCGAAGATCCGCTGGAGCCGCGGCGCCGCGCTCCCGGCGTCCCCGCCCCCGGTCCGCTCCGGCGACGGGGAGTAGCCTCCGGTGAAGGGCATCGGCCTAGAAGCTCCAGACCCCGATGACGGTCCCGTCGTTCGGGTCGACGTGCGACGAGGTCCCGACCGTGAAGGTCTCGACCGTCAGGACGTTCGGCGCCGTCACCTTGACGCGTACGTCGTAGTTCGTCGACGCGCCGAGCTCGAGGTTCGCGCTCGGCATGCGGAAGTTCACGGCGAAGCCCGCCGGCGTCGAGCCCTGAGCGCCCGGGGGGATCTCGTCGTAGACCGTCGCCGGCGCCGTGACGGTATAGGTCCCGACGCCGGTCCGGGCGCACGAGGGGACGGCGTTGTTCTTGTTGTTCCAGGTCGCGTCGTACGCGTTCGCGACCGGGACCGTGACGGGGCTCGTCCCGTGCGGCTGAAAGCGCGCCCAGAAGCGCGCCGCCGTGTGGGTCATGGCGGCGACGTCGGCGTACGCCGGGTTCGTCCCGTCGGCGGAGCGGTCGGTCGTCGTGTCGCGCGGCGCGGAGTAGTCCGCGAGCGCGCCGCCGTACGTGGCGAGGGTGGCGACTTTCGGGAGCATCGGAGGGGGGCCCGACCTTTATCGCGCGTACCAGGAGATCGACCTCGGGACGAGGTGATTCGGGGCCGCGGACGTGAGGGTGAAAGGATCCGACGCCGTGATCGTCGGCGTCGGGGGGACCGTCGGCGAGACCTGCTGCCTGTAGAGGTACGCGGCGGAGAGGACCTCCTGCCCCGCGTTCTCGACGACCCGGAGGAGGTTCGCGTCGAGGTCCGAAAACCAGATCTGCGACGTCGACGGGTGGCGGAAGGAACGGAAGAGGATGATCGGGCTCGGCGTCCACTCCCCCGGGCCGAGGTTCGCGAACCCCGCGAGGACGGCGGCGAGGTAGTTCTCCTGCTTCACCGCCTGGGGGAAGATCGCCGGCCGGGGGAGGAGCGAGATGATGTCCGGCGCAAGCGTCGGCCACGGCGTGTCGATCGTAAGGACGTACGCCCCGCTCGTCCCGGAGACGCCGATGACGGTCGCCGTATAGAGCTGCCAGTTGCTCGGCGAGATGTACGCGATGTGGCTGACCCCGACCTGCGGCGGCGTCGTCGCGTTGACCGTGAACTGGACCGAGCTCGCGACGGCCGTCACGATGCACGGCGCCGTCCCCCCGACGCTCGAGGGCCAGGGCGAGCCGTCGAGCCAACCGCCGCCGGGGCCCGCCGGCTGCGCGGTCGGCGCCGCGGGGAGGGAGAGGAGGAACGCGACGTCGGTCGGCTGGTCGACCGAGGAGGCGCCGACGACGACGGCGCGCGCCGGGTACTGCCCCTGGACGTACGGGACCACCGTCCCGTTGATGAGCGCCGCCGGCAGGCTCCGGTTCTTGCTCGTCGAGGAGAGGACCCCCGCGGTCTGGGGGGCCGCCCAGACGACGAAGAAGACGCTCCCCGGCCCGAGGAGCGCCGGGTATACCCCCGCGTCCTGGACGTCCGGGGAGCTGTCCTGCGCCATCCGGACGACGTCGGACCAGTTCCCCGCGACCGGCGGGTTCTGGAGCCGCGAGTAGAGCCGCTGCCGCGGCGGCTCGTCCTCGAACGCCTCGCTGTCGTTCCCTCCCGAGAGCCCGTCCTCGCCCCCCGTCGTCCCGACGGTGACGTTCGGCCCGACGTACGGGATGAGCGACACCCACGTGAGCACGTCGCCGTTCGCGTGGTCGGTCGCGACCCCGCCGTCGACCGACTGGACCGGGACGTAGAGGTTCGCCGGCTGCCCCGCCCCCGGGTTCCCCGGCCCGTAGGAGCCGCCGACGGTGACCTCGTACTTCAGGCCCGCCGAGTCGATGAGCTGCGCGTCGACCGGGATGAGCGTGTACCCCTGCGTGAGGAGGTACGCCGGGAGGATGACGCCGGCGCTCGTCGTCGCGCCCCGGCGCTTCAGGAGGAAGAGGGCGAGCCACCGGTCGAGGCTCGCGCCGCCGGCGGTGTCCGGCATCATGTCGTCGGTCGCGACGATCCCGTTCGCGAGGCCGACGCAGATCTCGTTCGCGAGCGCGTCGGCGATCCCGTAGTAGTCGCTCCCCGGCCCGACGTTCGGGTTCGCGATCCCGAGCGACCGGAGGTGATTCGAGACCGTCCGGAGGATGTCCGAGCGGATCTCCGGCTGCGACTTCGTCTGCTGCGTGAAGAGGGGGACGTTTCCGGCCTGGGTCACGGTCTCACGCTCCGATCGTCGTCTGGACCGGCGCCCCGGTCGTCAGGTCGACCCAGTCGACCTGGGCGAACCCCGCGTCGCGCGTCGGCTCGAGCACCGTCACCTGCCGGACCCGGACGAGCTTCTGGGCGACGAGCGGCGCGAGCGCCGTCGTCACGAGCGAGGAGAGGACGCCCTTGAAGTTCGGCCCCTTCTCCGTCAGCCGCGAGAGGTCGATCCCCTCGATGGCGAGGAGGACGAGCTGCGCGACGGACGGCATCCCCCGGAGGCGCCCGTCGCCGAGCATGACGTAGTCCTTCGTCGTCTGGTCGATGAAGCGCCCCGGGAGCGCCGCGCCGGTCGCGGCGGAGGGGAGCGGCGCCGCCGGCCCGTTCGGGCTCGTCTCCGGGACGCCGAAGCCGGCCGGGTAGGAGCCGGCGGCGAAGTTTCCAGCACCGATGGGCATCGCGGGGGGTTACTCCGTGGGGCAGGGGATCGCGACGGCGTCGAAGACGAGCGAGACGGCGTCCTGGATCTCCGCGAGGAGCGCCATCACCGGCTCGAGGACGCCCGGCGGGAGCGGCGGGAAGGGGACGGGGAAGGTCCCCCAGGGCGGGACCTGGAAGTTGCAGCAAAAGCCGACGTCGGTCGACGGCGGCGTGAAGGTCGGGAGCCCGACCCCGCCGGGGAGCGCGGGCGGCGTCGGGAAGAAGTCGGTCGGTAGCGGCTCGCAGGGCATCTCTCGTCGTCTCCTAGGACCCCCCGACCGCCCTCGTCCCGGCGGCGACGCGGAGGGTCGCCATCGTCGTCGCCGTCGCCGTCGCGAACGCGTCGCTCGCGGCGACCATCCCGGCGATCCCGAGCGCGAGCGCCGGCGTCGCCACGTTCGTCGGGTCGGCGATCCCCGCGATCGCCGCCGCGTAGGCCGACAGCGCGGCGAGGAAGCCGTCGAGCGCCGTCGTGAACGCCGAGACCTCGCCGGCGTACGCGCCCATGAGCGCCTGAAGCGAGAGCGCCTTGACGAGCGGCTCCGCCGCGGCCGGGGAGCCGAATACGACGCTCGCCGCCTTGACGGTGAAGAAGTCCGTCTCGTACGCCATCGTCCGCACCGAGGCGGAGACGGGCGCCGGGAGGACGAGCCCCCCGATGTCGATCTTATTCCCGTGGTACGTCCGGAGGTGGTAGCCGCTCGGGTCGTGCCACGCGCCGCCCCAGGGCGCGGAATAGCGCCACTCGCCGCCGAGGTGCTTCTGTCCGTCGATCCCCTGGTAGTAGGAGGAGACGCCCGCGGTGATCGAGTTGCCGGTCCGCGTGTTGTCGTCCGTCGTGAACTGCCTCGCGCTCCCGTCCTTCTTCAGGAGCTCGCGCGCCATCCCCGTCGTCGCGTAGAGGCACGTCTCGCCGGGCGCGAGGTTGCCGTAGATCTCCGTCGCCCGGAGGTCGCGGTAGCCGATACAGACGTCGTAGCTCCCGGTCTTCAGCGTGACGGCCTGGCAGCTCGCCTTCCCGGCGTCCGCGAGCGCCGGCCGGGAGAGCACGCCGCACGCGCCCTGCCAGACCTCCGCCGAGTTGTTATCGGCGACGCCGCGGGCCACGTCCCCGAGCTGCGCCGTGATCGTCCCGGTCGCCGGGTCGAGCGTCGTCGCGAGGATGTCGACGCCGACGTCGAAGACGCAGGCGACGATCTCCCCGCGCGTAAGGACGGTCGTCATCGTCGGGGCCTTTAGAACTGGAGTGACCCGGGGAGGATCATCTCGATGGTCGAGCGCGAGCCGCTCTTCGCGTCCTTCCGGAACTCGCGGCCGAGGACCCAGAGCGGGCCGTTCCAGTTCGCGATCGGCTGCTGGTCGTAGACCGCGACGATCGAGTCGACCGCGATCGGCTGGTCGTTCAGGAGGTGGCCCATGATCTCGTAGCGCGCCGAGAGGACCTTCCTCATCCGGAGCGAGAGCTCGCGCCGGAGGTACGCCTCGAGCTGCTCCTGCGTGTGACTCTCCGGGTCGTAGAGGAACGCCGGCCGCGGCGCGTCCTCGACGAGCGGCGGGAACGCGGAGGTGATCGGGTCGATGTCGACGAGCGGTACGTCCGGGTACGCGTTGAAGATGGCCGAGTTGTCGGCGTTCACCGCGAGGTTCACGATCCCGGCGCGGAGGCGGCTCTTCGCGAAGTTCCCGCCGGCGCCGAACCCGCTCGCGTAGATGACGCTCGGCTGGTCCCTCCGGCTCCTCTCGAACGTCCCGCGGACCGCGTTGTTCTGCGTGCTCCTCGAGTCGAGGGCGTGAAAGATCCCGTAGCGCGGGCCCTGCTCGAAGTTCGGCGCCGCCACCGAGATGGTCTCCCCGTCGACGAAGGGGCGGATCCAGAGCCCGAAGCGCTGGGCGATCCGCGACGTGAAGGCGAAGAGCCCCTCGTTCGGGTACGGCTTCTCCTGCCCGAGCGTGAAGTGCCGGGTCACCTTCCCCTTCCGCGTCGTCGCCTTCCTCTGGGAGAACGCCGCCTCCTCCGCCTGCCGGAGCGCCGTCTGCGCCGCCGCCACCCGCTGCCGGTTCGTCGGCGAGTCCGGGAGCGCGGAGGCGAACTTTAGGTTCTGCTGCGCCCTCTGGACCGCCGCCGACGTCGACTGCTCCCCCGCCGTCTTCCCGGTGATGACGTTCCGGTTCGCCACCGTGTCCGCCGCCACCGTGATGTTCGGGTTGATCGTCGAGTACGCGGCGACGACGAGGTCGAGGAGCGTCATCGACGGGAGGAACTGGACCCGCGGGTCGACCTGCCCGTCGACGGCGACCGAGAGCCAGTCGCGGCAGGAGCAGTGAACGATGTTCCCCTCGCTCGCCGAGAAGCTCGCCGACGGGGTGTCGAGGATCTGCCGCGCCTGAACGTTCCCGCGGACGCACGGCTCGACGACGGCGCCGGGGACGAGGACCGAGAGGTCGCGCGCCGAGAACTCCCGCTGGTCGAGCGTGAAGGCGAGCGCGTCGCTCGCCTCGAGGTAGTTCTCCCGGTAGCTGTAGTCGAGGAACCGGTCGAACTCGACGGCCGTCGACCCGCTCGTGACCCGGATGGTCATCTCCCCGAGGACCGGGTTCGTGACGTCGTTCAGACCCATGGGGCGGCGGACCTCGTTTGCCGGGCCGGGGAGGCCCCTCCGGCGCGTCTTCGGGCCCGGGGAGTACTCCGGGGGCTCCCGGGGCGCCCCGGGGCCGCCGGCGGGCGGCCCGGACGGAACCCGGGTTCCGTCCTAGGCGGTCGGGGCGTAGTAGCGGACCGTCGTCCCGGCGGGGAGGACGGCGAGCGCGACGAGCGGGTAGTTCAGGGTGATGAAGTCGGTGATGTTCGCGCCGACGTAGAGGCACGCCTGGGCGAGCGTCATGTCCTTCTGGATGGTCTTCGTCAGGACCGGCGACGAGCCGGTGATCGCCGCCCGCTGCCCGGCGCTGTAGGCGGCGTCCTTCATCCGGGCGGCGCCCTGGAAGATCGGCCAGGAGAGGGGCCCCATCACCGGGGAGCGCGAGAGCGAGTCCTGGACCCGGTCCGCCTGGTAGATGACGTTCGCCACCCGCCCCTGCGCCTGCTTCTGGAGGATCGTCGTCGAGTCGATGACCGAGACGACCGCGGAGGCGAGCGCGTCGAACGTGAACTCGAGCGGCGGGAGCGGGTTCTGCTGCGCCGCGACCGCCGCCTGGAACGTCGCGATCGCCTCGTCGAGGTCGTCCGCCGTCGCGACGAGGTTCCCGATCGGGCTCGCGTTCGAGAGGTCGTCGCCGAGCTGGTCGGCCTGCGTGTCGTCGCTCTCGACCCAGACCGCGGTGACCCAGACCCCGCCGCGGACCGTCCCGCTCCACTTCGTCTTCTCGCGGTCGAGCTTGCAGTTGAGCGGCCCGAGCTCCGGGTGCTGGAGCTCCCCGCTCGTCCCCTCGAGGCACGCGCGGAGGAAGAGCCGGAACTGGTACGGGTAGAGCGCGCCCTGGGGCCAGGTCTCGTTCGCGCTCGAGTAGATGTGATTGAGGAACGGGATCGTCGCGGTGATCCGGTACGGGTGCCGGCCCGTCCCCTCGACGTACGCGCCGTTGCGGTCCGCGAAGCGGTGCGGGACGAGGTCCTGCTGGAGCTCGTCCTCGAACTCGGTCACCGGGAAGGGGATCCCCTTCCACTTGAACTCCTTCAGCTGCGCGAAGAGGTCGTTTACCGACCCGCTCGGGGGAGCGCCGGCGTTCCCCGCGCCGCCGACGTCCCCGCTCGGGGCCGCGTCGGGCGTCGAGAAGCTCGACATCGTCGGGGCGGGCATGGGGGGACCTCCTAGCCGGAACGGGCGGACGAGCCGATCGGGTGCGCCGGCTGCCCGGCCGTGACGGGCGGGATCGACTTGACGCCCCCGCTCGCCTTCTTCGTCGCCGCGTCGAGCTCCTGGAGAGACTTCGTCACGTCGGCGAGCTGCTTCTTCAGGTTCACGAAGAACGGGTCGCTTTCGGGGAGGATCGCGTTCAGCGCGGTGCCGACGTACGGCACGTCACTGAGGCTCCCGGCGGGCCCCTGCGCGACCTTCTCCTTCAGCTCCGACTGCTTCTGAACGAGCCGCGAACGCCGCTGCTGGACGGCGAGGTCCGACGCCTCGACCTTCCCGCTCGCGATCGCCGCGACGTCACCCTCGGCGCCGGAGGTCAGGCGGGAGGTCTCCTTCTCCCCGGTCCCGCCCATGAGGAGCGAGCCTACGATGAGTGACGCCGTCGCGATGTTCAGACCCGCGAGGAGCTTGTCGTTGAGGCTCCCGGCGAGCGTCTTCGTGAGGACCGCCTTCAGCCCCTCGCCGATCTGCGCCTGGGCTACGTCGGCCGTAACCTTCGTGAGGAGCGCGAGACCGGCGCCCTTCAGCGGGTTCTCGATGAGGAACTCGGCGAGCTTCCCGACCGCCGAGATGAGGGTATCGATCTGCTTCTCGACCTCCGGGTCGGAGAGCTTCTTCGCGAAGCTCGCGAGCGCCGGCGCCATCGCGTTGTCCATCTGCGTCGCGATCGCGTTGATCGCCGTCTCGAGCTTCTTCCCCGGCGACTCCATCACCTGGGCAAACTGCTCGTCGAGCTCCCCGGCGTTCCCTCGCACGTTGAGCATCGGAGCCATCTCCTTCCGGATCGCCTCGATGCCCTTCTGCCCGCCGCCGGCCTCGTTGAAGAGCGGCGCCAGGCGGTCGAACGCCTTCGAGCCGCGCTGACCGAAGATGTGCGTCAGCTCCCCGAGGTTCCCGCCCGTCCCGAGGAGCGCGGCCTCGATGAGCTGCTCCGGACCCCCCTTGATCTGCCCGGTCTTCGCGTCGACCGCGTTCCGGAGCCACTGCGGCGCCGTCGACTTCGCGGCCTTCCCGACGGCCTCGACGCCGAGGTCCTTCACGGCGACCATCGCCTCCTCGGCGCTCGTCCCCTCCGTCCGCGTCACCTGGGCGAGCGCGAGGAGCTTCCGCTGATTCTCCGTGACCGACCCCTGGTAGAGACCGCGGGTCGAGCCGAGACCGCCGGCGAGCGAGGCGAGGTCCTTGATCTCGACGGCGCCCGCCTTCCCCTGCGCCATGAGGTCGAGCATCATCTGCTGCATCTCCTTCGGCCCGAGGTTCTTGTTCTGGGCCTGAAGGATCCCGGCCGCGCCGGTGATGTCCTTGAAGGAGGAGCCAGACGCCGTCGCCATCTTCGCGAAGAAGTCCGCGTTCGCCATCGCGTTCCCGAACTGGTCGGCGCCCGCGAGCGCGACGTAGTTCTGGACCCCCTCGATGAGCTCCGACCGCTTGACGTCCCGCTTGACCGAGACCCCCGAGAGCTGCCCGAGGATGTTCTCCCGGTTCGCGCCCGCGGCGACGACGCCGTTCTGGGTCGCCGAGTTGATGAGGAGCCCGACGGCGCGCTCGTCGTCTCCCTCCTGCCGGATCGCCTTCGCGAACTCGAACCCGCCGGCGAGCGCCGCGGCGCCCCCGGCCATCGAGGCGACGCTCTTCACGGCGCTCCCGAACCCGGTGAGGCCCTTGCCGACCGCCTTGCCGATCCCGGAGACGCGCCGGTTCTCGGCCCGCTCCTCCTCGCGGAAGACGTCGCTCTGGATCTTCGCCATGTGGCGGTTGATCCGCTCGCCCTCGCGCGCCGCGCGCTCGGCGGCGCGGATCTTCACCCGGAGCTTCTGTTCCTCGAGGCGTTCGACCTCGCGGGCCTCCTCCTTCGCGGCGCGGAGGACGTCGCGCGACGCGCTGTCCGCCGCCTTCTTCTCGGCGGCCGCCCGCTTCGCCGCCTCGCGCTCGGCGACCTTGCTCTTCTGGAGCTCCGCCTTCTCCGCCTCCTTCTCGGCGCGGAGCGCGAGCCGCTCCTTCTCCCGCGCCTCCTTCTCGGCGGTCGTGACCCGCGCCCGCGACCCGCGCTGGGAGGCGCCGCTCATCTCGTCCTCGAACTTCCGCGCCCGCGCCGCCGTCGACTCGAAGGCGGCGTTCACCTCCGGCATGCCGGCGGTCGCGAAGCGGATGACGATCGGGTCGATGGGCATGGGCGGGGGTCCCCCCGGGAAACAGAAAAAGGCCGCCGAGCCGCGCGTGGGGAGGCGCGAGCTCGACGGCCCTCTCGTGCGGCGGTTCGCTCAGCGCCCCCGCGGGGACGTCACTCGCTTCGGTCGGTTTCGGAGCTCGGGGTAGAGGGCTCGCCGGCAGCCGGCCCAGAAGAGGTAGTGACAGTCGAGGAGTCCCGCTTTCGGGTCCTGACCGCGTACATCAAGAGGTCCATCAGCGCTTCCCCAGTGAAGCGCGATAAAGGGAACCGGCTGACGCCGCGCTCGAGGACCTCGATCCACGCCTCCATCTCGTCGGGCGTGAGCTCGGAGATGACCGGCCCGATCTCCTTCCGGAAGATCGAGTAGGCCGAGAGGACGATCCCCGCCTCGTCGTCGGTGAGGTTCTCGCGGACCTCCGCGAGCGTCTGAAAGACCGGGAACTCCGGCGAGTCGGGCTGCCGCGTCGCGAGGTGGATGGTCCCGAGCGCCCGCTGGTCGTCGTAGACCTCCTCGTAGGCGACCGACCCCTTCGAGTCGGGGCCGAGGAGCGCGATCGTCGCCTTGTGCGCGTTCGCCTTGACGCTGAGGAGCTCCCCGGACGAGAGGACGTGAAAGACGACCGTCCCGACCTCGACGCCCTTCGCCCGGAGGACGTGGGGCGCGCTCACCGGCCGCGGGAGCTGAGAGAGCTTCGCGACGAGCGCGACCGGGTCCTCGCCCTTCGGCGGCCCGTTCCCCGCCGGCGCGGCGGGCGCGGGGCGGTCGGGGAGCTTGCCGGTGATCACTTGAACTGCTTCAGCGACAGGATGCAGCGGAAGGAGTAGCGCGCCTGCTGATTCACGCCGTGCCGACCGCTGTCCTGGATGATGAAGGCGTCGCCCTTCATCGCCTTGCCGCCCGGCCCGATCACCTGGACGGGGATGGGCGTGAGCGAGTCGATGTACGGCCCGGCGTCGAACTCGAAGCCGCCCTGGGGCATCGCGCTGTTGATGTCGACCTCGGTCATCGAGGCGCCCGGCGAGAGCCCCGCGAAGCCCTTGAGGACCGTGGCGACCTGCTGGGCGTTCGCGGTGCGCGACCAGTCGATCTCCTGCTCCTCCGCGAGCAGGGTCCCGCCGACGACCGCGAGGAGGATGGAGTAAAGCTGAGAGTTCGCCACGGCTGGGGGTTTCCTTCTTCGGCGAGGAGGGGGTTCGCGAGGGCTGCGGGGCTAGCCGACCTGATTCGCGACGATCGCGAACTGGTCGGCGATGTCCGCGGTGACGAGGTCGAAGCTCGCGCTCATCCGGTTGCGCGGCGGGTTCTCGCGCTGGACGATCGCGTTCGCGTTGGTGACGTCCGTGTTCTGGAGGAGCCCCGCGAGACCGACCTTCTCGGTGTAGTCCTTCAGCGCGTTGCCCCAGATGTCCTTGTTCGTCGCGAAGACGTTCGGCGGGTTCCCCTGCGCCGGCGTCTGCCCGGCCGGGGGCGCGTCGAGGAGGTCCTTCCCCCCGAAGTTCTGATTCGTCAGGGCGGCGACGCCCATGGCCCAGGCGTCCATGATGGCCGGCTTGTGCCCGTCGCGGCAGCCGTAGTTCGGCTGGCCGCCGACGAGGCTGAGGGTCGTGACCCGCTTCGCGAGCTGGAGCGTCCCGTCCTGGAGGATCATGTACGGCGTGAGGCCGTTGTTCAGCGCCGAGGTCTCCTGGACCTGCGTCGGCCCGGCCGAGGGGCCGTTCCCGGAGGCGACGAGGGGCCAGTACGCGGCGTCGTCGAAGTCCGGGTTCGTCGACGGGTAGCGGGAGAAGTTCAGGCGGCCGACGAGGCGGTAACCCGTGTTCCCCGACTGCTCGAAGAAGGA